TCATGCATTGATGGCCTGCTGGAATAGAGATGTGTTTGCACTGGCATTGGCTTGCCCCAACGCCGTGTTGTAGTGCTGCTTGTGATAGGCGCTGAGGGCATCGGCATTGTTTGCATCAGGTAGCGGCGCTGGAACACGCAGGTATTTCACCCGTGCCATCAAAACGGCATACCGCAGGTTCCAGATCATCACGCTCGCATCAGGCAAACCAGAGAGGCCGCACGTTGCGAGGATATGGTTTGCGGTATCCTGTTGGTAGCGCAGGTAATTCACCCAGCAATCATCATGCGTTGCGGGTTCCATTTGCGCGATACCAAGAGCAGGCCCTTTAATTTGCTCCAGCCAAGAAAGGCCGCTTTCGACAAGGCAGGTGCCAGTTAGCAAATTAACTGCCGCCTCACCGCCAAGCCTAGCCCCTGCAAGCGCAGGCCGCACGATGAGGGACTTAAACTGAGACAGGTTTAGTCCGGTCATGTCGCTTCCATTTCACGCGGGGGCAGGATGAACTGCGTTTCCTGCGGCTGCGGTGTGGGCTGCGGGTATGGATGTTTCCGATGCAAGAACCCGACCTTCCCAAACAGGTAGTCGTCCCATGTTTGGCTAGAGAGAATTGTGCCGCCAACTGCCGCACCAAGTGTGCAGAAAATCCCCACAATAACCGCCAACTTTTTCCAACGCCGTAAACCGTCTTCCGCCAGTCTGTTCCGCTCTTCCTGCGCACCCGTATGGGCCGCCAGTTGGCGGGTAAGGTCAGAAAGCTGGATACCAATCCGATCCATTCCGGCATTTGTAGCTTGCTGGCGGGCGTTACCTTCTGCCCGCACAGCCGCAATATCTCGGCTGATGCTATCCAGCTTGCCATCTGTCACGTCCTGCCGCCTTTCTACAGCGGCAAGGCGTTCTTCGTGATCATCCAGACGTGCGTGCACGCCATCAGCAACGCTGGGGGTGCCCGCGCTCTGTTCATCTGTCATTCAATTGTCCGAAGAAAATGTATTTCAGATATTTATAGTGCAGATCTGAACTATAAATAAACGTGCATTATACTGATTGACCGAATGATTTAGCCCATTGACGCATCCATGCCACCGCCGCTGTTAAATCATCAGCTGCAAGAATAGTATCCCAGATCAGATAAGAGGCCGCCTCAAACGTACTGCTTGCGGCATTATCCCCTGCGCCACCCAATTCAAACGTATTGATAGGTGTATAAATATCTGGAAATGAACCTGTACCGCCCGCTGATATGCCGGTTGTATAGTTTTTGTAATTTAGCACGGGTGTTTTTGTCGTGATATCACACTGCCACGCGTGTATCTGCCATGTGCCGAATACCAAACCATCGGCATTTTCGGATAACTGTTGAGCAGCGTTCGAGCATGCCAAAAAATTGTTCATAGTGCCGCCACGCTGCGCTAACGATAACCCAGCTGGGGATGATCCAATATTAGGAGTTTGAATAATATTAGGATTGCCCGACCCCAAATTAATTAACGACAGGATCGTGATTTGGGGCGTAAACAGTTGGTAGGTTTCCAGAATTTCGTTGTAGCCTAGCGTAACTAACGGCAGAGATTTTCCAGCCACACCTGCCGTAAATACTGGCGCACCCGTTTTGGCTGTGGGTTGCACGCCGCCTGATGCCAGATTTTTTAGCCCAGATGCACTGTTAAGTGCAAACAGCGCCGTTGCTGGCTGCGCACTGGTAGGAGCTTCCCAGCCGATGGAATTATCAGAGTAATCAGCGTCATTTACAGTAATGGCGAGAGCCATGACTTATCCTTCCACGCTCTGAATAGCGTAATTGATCATTGGGTTAGGCAGCGCATACGGTTTGCCAATGTAGGCTGGGATATTTTCGGAGTACGGCGCACCATTACCTTCCACCCATTCATAAACGTCACGAGATACAGCCGGATCACTGTCGTAAATATTGCCAGAGCCGTTGTGGTGGTTATCGCCATACGTCACCCAGACAGGATTTTCAGGCTCTGCGCTGAGCGTTATTTCGACCTGCGTTTCGCCTGCAATGTTTACCGATGCAACGCTCAACTGTGCATTTGTAACTGTATCGTAAACACCAAATCCTAGATCAGTTCTGGTGTTTTGGGCCTGCCCTTCCCACGTTGGCAGCACGCGGATGGGGGGATACGGAACGTGACAATCAATCAGTATTGTTTTCCCACGCAGCCTGGCACGTTCCATTATCAATGGTTTCCACGCCAGCCCTTGCGTAATGACCCTGTGCCGCACTTTTGCACGCATCGCACCAACATACCGCTCACCATTGCTGGAATAATGCGGCCCATAGTCAATCGCTGGATAGCCAACTGTCGGAATGTATGCTCCCGGCGTTGCCATAACGTAGTCCACCTGAGCGCGGCACACGTCCATAATCCCTGTGCCCGGCAGATTCATCCCACTGATCGGCACAATTTCGATAAATGGATCAATCGTCTGCCCAAACTCTGACTTGATGGCCGATTTTGCATCTTCGAAATACTGTGCCAGCAGCGGGTAATACGTGGCGTAATCCGTATTCGTATTCGATCCGCCTTGACAAAACTCTAGAAGAAAACAGCCGATTGTCGTGCCCGACTTATCTGCCTGCGCCTTAGCAATCGTGGCAGACTGCGGGATGCGGTCAAACAGATCGGGGGACGATCCCTTACTTAACTGCTCAATAGTTGTGCCAGAAACGCAGCAGGACAGCAGAGCTAATTTGCGTGAGGAATCAGAGGGCAGACCACGATACGCTAATTGCATACCACGATAAAAATTCAGAGCCGCAATACTCTGCTGCTCACCAAAATCACGAGTAATGCGCAGTGGAGCAATAGAGACGCCAGTTGCTCCCGAAACAGCTACGGGGTCCCACTGGAACCAAACATAATCACACGTCCCTGTTATAGACTGCGCTGTAACGGTTGTGAGCGTTATATAGTTACTATACCACCACCCACCACTCTCATTGTTAGCCGCTGCCGTACCCGTAAAACCTGCACATTGGATAGTCTGACCCACAGAAAATCCCGTTGTAAAATCAACGGATTTATCCGTGGTGCTGATCTGGATTTGTGGATGACCGCTGGTAACAGTCGGAACTGTCACATCTACAGTCGCAGGCTTATAAACCAGATCAGGTATATCCATCGTTGCATACGTGTCTTGATTTACATTAACAGCAACCAACGGCTGCGGTGCTGCATCACCACCCCTCGGCGTCCACTGCGCACTATCAATTCCGAAATCAAACCCCCTCGGATCACCGCCAAATGTGATGTTGTCGTAGGGCTGTGTAATACTGAGGGCAGGAATTGAAACAAAACCCATCATCTCAGACTGACCGAGTGCGTAGCTGACGGATATACCCCAAACAGGTCGCGCCCGCAGCATATCGCCGGGGCCTGCCATTGTCGCAGCAGACCGAGCTAACTGCATGCGGTCACGTTCGGCGATTTCCTCAGAGGTAAAATCGCCAGTTTTGACGGCGTAATACCCAGACGTGTCGAGCAGGATAAAACCGTTTTTGTCCCTGACCGTAACGCCATTTGGATTGCTGTTGCTGGTAACAGAAATCGGGCCGAGATCAGCACGCGCAGCACTGCTCGGGAATGCAGGAGAGCCGTCTGCTCGTACGCCCCATGCCACATTCCCCATGGCATCGCGCATGCCAAACAGGAATTGTCCCGTAGCGTTGCAATCCAAAAGTGTAGAGCCCAGCAGCAACTGTTTGCCTGCCGTGCTGATATTCCCGGTATTATCAATGGAGGTTAGGATATAACCCAACACATCCCTGAGCGTTAATGCGCCGCTACCACGACTGTTGAGCGTGACACCATCAGCAATAACGCCATCCAGCCCCTGAAATACCTGCGCAATGGTGGGATACCCAGCCCTTTTAAGAATTGTCCAAACACCATCATGAAACCAGACGCCGTCGAGAATTTCCCACGCCGTAACCCCATCTAACGATGCGTTGCCCGGAACAGAAACAACGTAGAAATCGCCCTCTGTGCCCGTGCCGCTGGTTAATGACGGGCTGTTTTTGCTCGCATCCCATGCGCCCCTGTTTGTAAACTGGACCGGGTTGTTCGCGACCATGCTGGCGAGTGCGGTGTTCTGCGCAAGGATGGCCCCAGCCCCAGCCGCAGTTGCTTGCGCGCTATCTGCTGCAGCCGCTGCGATATTAGCCGACTGAGAAGATGCCTCTGAAGTTGCGGATGCATTATCTACCGCATCTAATACTTGTGCAACGGCATCATTAACTGCCTTGGTATAGTCAACAATGGATATATCGCCGACATTTGCCCCAGAAATATCAAGGCCAGACAGAGACTCTTTAACGATAAGCGCGGCAACCAGTGGCGCCAACTGCCGTAGCGGCACAGGCGTGTATTGATCTGCGTCAGCCATGAGCCCTCACATAAAAAAAGGCCGCAAAAAGCGGCCTTAAAAATAAAAAACAGGGAAATTTAAGAATTTGAATTGTAAGTATCGCCAATATTCAAAATATCATTCTGAATAACAGCCATACCATTCGGGGGCGCCCAGGAGGATTTTCCATCCCATAGAACCGCATTGACTACATAGCCGACAGGCTGCGTATTAGTTGCCATCGTGCGGTAAACTACATACCTTTGCATCAGGCATATTCCTCAATAATCACAACGCCGGGAGAGCCAAGCCCCCCAGGGTATCCAGTTGAGGTGGTCGAACCGCCACCGCCTGCGCCACCACCGTATCCAGACGCGTCTTGGGCAGCGCCGTTTGATGTGGCGTATGTCCCACCACCAAAAAATGATTGCGTCCCAATACCAGGATAAGTGATGCCGTTAACATACCACCCGCCCGCACCGTCTTGCCCTTGTTTTTGGTAGATTACAGAAAGGATTTTGCTCGCATCATAGACAGTTACTGCTCCGCCTTCAGCTTGGCCGCCAACGCTTACTGAACTCGTAGAAGTAGAAAATCCATAACTCCCCTCCACGCCACCTTGGCATTCCACTATAGATCCAAGCCATGTTGAACCGCTTTTGTTCTGAGTATTTGTATTTGTGGATTCTGCTGACGCACCAATCGTTATTGATTGTATCGCCCCGTCTGACACATCAAACCAAAATTCGATTTCACCTGCGGCCCCTCCACTTCCACCCGCTGAATTATGATCGCTATCATTGGCTTGCGCATAACCACCCGGACCACCTGCTCCGCACATCCGAACACGCGCCATTCGTGCGCGGTTACTTGGAGTGTATATGCCGCTGCTGGTGAATTTCTGCGTTCCCAGATAACGACCACGCTCTAGTTGTGGTACGGTCGGATAAAACGCTGTAAGGGCTTTAGTCGTGGCTCCAGCGGCAGTTGTTGCGCCAGCGGGAACTGTTACCGTGTAAAGAGGAACGATTGCACCGCCAGATGGTGATGCAGGCGCTTCGGCGGCCAGAACCAATTCCGCTTGCGCCAAACGGGTAACCGGTAAAGACGTGCCTGCATTTCCGGGTCCAGCCTGCGTCTGACTTGGATTATCCGCATTATAGAATGGCAGCACAGTTTCATCTGTATCCGCCTCAGAACACACAGCATATAACGTTGCTGTCTGCCCTGCTGTGAGGGTAATGCTTCCTCCAGCGCATCCGTAAACAACAAACTGCGCGGATGTATCAGCAGAAATACCACCCCCATTCCCGCCGAAAGCTGTTTCATCAATGGCGCCAGAAGATGCCACGACACCAGAGCCTACAGCAATGGTCAGCGCAGAAGCAGATGGCGTAACAGAAAAACCGAAAGCCGCAGAAACTGTAGAAAAATCTCCATAAAGAAGATTTAACGCCTGCCCCAATGCAGTTTTCAGATTGCGTTCACCCCACAACAAATCTGCATCAAGCGGAATCTGCCCTTGATAAACAATCCTGCGCTGCATCAGTTTTCAACCTTCACCCACGCCGTAACACCTTCGGCGCGCACATTATTGATTGCGGCGTAAATTGCCGCCACGGACGCTGCATTGCCCGGCTTTGTCGTCACGAAAAACTGGCCTCCATTCAGGCCACCGTAATATAGTCCCGCCACACCATACCCGTAGCCACCGCCGGCGGCTGGCGTTGCTGTTGAACCAAGTCCCTTGCAATCGCTGGCGCTCGTGGGCTCAACCACGATAGGCGTTTGCCCCGTCAGATCCTGCAATGCTTCCGTAATGGCTGTGCGGGTATTCTTCTGAGCAACAAGTGCTTCTTGGATGCGCTTTCTATAAGCTGCGTCTGTCTCTCCAGAGGCACGAGGCAACGCATCGCCAAAGAAATCGTAGGCAATCATATCCAGAAAAGAGCCTGTGGCCGTGGCCAGACGCATCTGAAGGTTAACCTGCCCGAACAGGTCATAAACCCATGACAGAATATTTCCGATGCCCTGCAAAACACCATTCAGAACAGGCGCTTTTTCACTCTGGTTTTCTGCTGGAGGATCTGGGAACCAGCCGAATGGAAGGAGTTGCCGAACACGGCGGGCAAAATCGTTCTGATCTCCCGTAGCCATTAGCTGCCTGCCTCAACAACCGTCACCGCAACGGAACCTGCCCGGATCACCTGTTTGGTAGCGGCTGCTAGATCCGATTGCGCGCCGTTCAACAGCACATTCGTGATGGAAACAATATCCACCCCGGCATTGTTGTAAGCTACCACAGGAAGACGACTGTATGCGTAACCCGCCCCCACTTTCTGGGCATCAATGTCGGTCGTAATTGCATTCTGAATATTAGTTTGAACCGTAGCTGTATCTGTTCCCGCAGCCACGGTTACCGTCATACTGACTGTTGCCCGAAGTTCAATGGGCCCGATAACAGCAAACCCGACCCCCTCCGCTTTAACAGCATCAATCGCTGTATACACAGATGCCAAAAGATCAGTAGATGGCGCGCCCGTGCCATCGTCTACAACAACCGTAAAGTATCCCGGGCGGAATGTATCATCTGGTGCTGCGCAGTTAATAATCTCATAAGTGAGATTGGTCTGTACACCCGCAATAGCATTTTCAATAGCCGGATTACTGGCTGTAGATTTTGCCGCCAGCCAATCAGGAAAACGAGCCTTTAACTGCGCGTCTGTCTCTCCATCGGAGCCATTTACAAGTGCTACTGCATTCGTCACGGTATCAATACCGGCAATGCTGGTTCCAAGAAGGCAGATGGCGCCTGCGGCAACATTGCCAGTTGATCCAGAAACCTGACATTCAACGGGCACAGTAATAGATCCCGTTCCCGCTGGCCGCACATAAGCACCAGTTGCGGCAGACCATGCAGAATTGCTCGTATCTTCCGTCACGGCATAATTCATACCAGCAACAGTGCGAACAAGAACCCCAACTGCCACTGATGCAGACTGCTGATCTGGCTGAAATGAAGTCAGCGTCACCTCGCCTGTAGCAGCCGTCCCCGGCATACGGGACATACCGAAATCAGCCACCCAACTGTCTGCATCCGCGCCGCTTGATGTGGCTAACCGCGAGCGGGACAGAATAAGCAATGCGATATATTGCAACCACAGACCCGTGCCCGACACAGATTCCATAATTGCGCGCAGCGGCGTGCCCACAGCCATATCCAGCAACGTGCCGCACGCACCCTGCGCCGCCGCCACTGACTGAGCGACAAGTGCAGCATACGTTCTTAAAGGAAGTGACATGAAGATTCCGTCAGGTCAGCGTTAGAGCCTGCACGCTGTTTGTTTGCGCGTCTGTGTAAGAAATCAGGCAGGAAAATCCGCCATCGCCATTATCAGTCAGGGTCACAGTCACAGGCTGCGTTTGATCAATTCCCACTTCTAAGGCGCATTGAGAGCGGATGAGTGCATAAAGCTCTTCTTCCGTGATGATCTGGCCGATCTTTTGGGGTAACCCGGCGCCATATTCAGGCTGCCAGATATATCCCATCTGTGGCGTCATAAGTCGCCTAAGCAAGCGTTGCCGCACGCCATCATGGTTGCTGGAAATTACAAGCGCTCCAGAAGCGTCAACTTGTAGATCACCACCCCATTCGTGGGAAAGGCAACTCATCCAATTGGCCCCCCAGTATTCTCGCCTTTATTGCCATTGCTGTGGACGTGCCCGGTCAGGCTGATATTGCCCGCTTTGACATCCTGATCAGTGGTCATATTCCCACCAGATACATCAAAGCCAGAAGCAGACAGCGTGGCTGTAACCCCACCAACTTTCCATTGGTGCCGACCATCCTGAATGGTGGCTGTCGTGACATCCCCCGCTCCAGAATAGAGTGCATCCCGCGTGATGTGCATCCACGGAGCAGCAGATGCCGCCTCTCCTCTTTCACGGCTAGTTTCATCCACAGGTGGCGCGCCACATCCAGCCATCAGGAGATATTCCCCCGGCTGAGCCACCTTTCCTGTCGCTGGCGATACTGGTGGCGACATCACAGTGCAGAATACAGGCGCGGCCACAACAGAATGTTCAGGGTCGCCGCAAACCGGCAGCAAATGCACCTGTGCGCCCACATTCGGCGGGCACGAAATACACAAGTCTCCGACCTGCACAGCGGCAAACGGCAGCCAACCCGTTTCTACGCCCCCTGGCATCACCTTGACCTTTACGTCATATGTAACCGGGTCAACTGCTGAGATCAGACCGTTTTCTTGCTGCCCATAAGTGCCCCCAGCAGCAAACGCCATTGGCCTTCTATCAATCATATTCCTGCGTCTCGTCCTGCGTTACATCGCGGTTGCGCAATGTCACATTTTGCCGAAAGCCTGCGCCCTCACCGTACGATGTTGTCACTGCATCCACGGCATGCGTTCCATCCCATGTGGAATTTGTACCAGTCAGAGACATGAACTGCCGAGGCTCTAAGGCGATAATTCCCGGCGCTTCGTAAGAAATCACACGCTCATGCGCGATAATTTCATGGTAAAGCTGCTCAGCGCGGGCCTGCACTTCATCCATACGCAACCCCGGAAACTGGAAACTATGCAGGTTCCCAGATTCCGATGCCTTACGGGCAGATCCTCCATCAGGGCCGAAATACCATTCCACCTTCGTACGCTGCCGACTGTCCCAAGACAAAACATGCACCATCACGCCCTTAGCAATCTGGTAGTCGCGCCTGAGAGTAAGGTTCCCGCATCCGGCCTGAATGGCAGCATTGGAACTTCTATCTACATAAGCCAATTTATGAACAACGGCACCGTCAGACGAAGGCGAAAGCATCGGTCTGCACACAAGCATCGTGCCATCTACATATAGATCAGCCTGTGAACTATTGGCGATATACCGGGCTAGATCAAAAGCACTGCGGAAGCGATTACCACTCACCCCAGAATGACGCTTGTGTTCTGTCTGCCGAAACTGCCCCTGCATACTGCCAAAGATTGACACATCAGCCGTTAGGCCTGCACGAGAAGCCATATCCTTGATAATTTCCGGCCCCGTCATGTTCATCCATGCATCCAGAACGCGCATGTCCAAAAGCCGCGCTAGATAATCCCGACATTCAATATCAAGCGTGGCTATAAGCGGTTCATAAGAAACCGTTGTCACCATTCCCTGAAACACCGTCGCCCATTGCGCGCCACCTAGAGCAGCGTCCTGCATTTGCAGTGTAATATCGATTTCAGGCCCCGGTTTGCCGTTCGCCACACCCGCTTGATCAAACCATCCGGCGACACCGCCCGTTCTGGCTGAAGCCAAAAACTGACGGTCAACAGCAAATGTCAGCGTAAGAGTGTCCGCACGAGAATATCGTGTTCTCATCAGGGAGAACTGTTTTGCCTGTGTTTCCTGTCGGGATTTTCCGTCAATCAGAACCCTACAACGAGGCGCGCGGCACCAATTAGCAGCACTAGAACCAACAACGGTTACCGCCTGTGTAATGTCGCTCATGATGTATAATCAGGAATGCCCGCATTCTGGGTCTGATCAGGTGTAGGCAGCGTGAGCGTTACAGGCATCGTGAAAGGCGAAAGATCAGGATCAATTAGCCCGTTCAATTGCGCAATCCGCCACCATTGCGTGGCATCTCCCAGTTCGCGGCAGGCCACGTGGTATAAAGTACCATCTGCCGCGCTTACTTTAATAGTATTCGCCATCTACACCGCTGCCGATACAAGTTGCCAGTTTCCGCTACTGTCTCCAGCGGTTAAAGTGTTAGCATAGCCGCGATTAACCAAAGCTCCACTATCAACGGCAGAACTTTGCAAGCCTGCATTGGCCGTAAGCACTGAAAGACTAGGGCCATTCTGGATAGAAATTCCCGAAATATTCGCCCCAGATTGCGAAATGGTGGTCAAAAGGCTGGCACCAGTAGATTTTAAACCTGTCACGATTGACGCCACATTATCGGGCGCAGAGGCCAGATTGATACCCGCGCCCGATAGCCCCTGCACCATAGTCAACTGATCACTAACGGATGCCAAAGCACTGCCCGCGCCGACCATATTTGCCAACGGGATTACCTGACCGATAACAGCCTGCCCTTGCGCAGAAATATTGGAAAGAGTTTGTGCGCCATCACTGATTGCACTCGTCACATCAGAAAACGCACTAGCCGCGTCATCTCCGATCAGCGATGAAAGTGCAGATGTTGATGTGCTGGTAGATGCAGCCGAAGTAGACTGGCGCTCTAGCTGAATACGATACGGAATGATCGCGCCCTTAAGCGAATAATCAAAGGCATATTCAGCAATAATAACCGTTTCATTGATGCCTGGGCCCGTAAATGGAACCGGCTGTCCCGCATCACGCATCTGCGCGAGAAGTTGTGCGCGTGCCAGCGCATTCGGGCCCGTGAAGCGCGCATTCCATGAGAACCGCGCCGGGTCGTTGCCTAGTCGGTCAACAATCTTGGTGCCACCGGGCAACCAATGCACTTCAAGCCTTTGTTGGCCACCATTAGTTAGAACATCTGGAATTTCCATACCATACAGCGGCACACTACCCAGAGTAACAGGCGCAGTTGTCCCGTAACGCCCTATAGAGCCAATGACGTTTTCAATGCTGAGCAGGCTGACCATGGCGCTAACAAAAAAAGCCGCTCCATATGGGAGCGGCTTGATACAAAACAGACGACGATATACCGATATATGGCATAACCCGCATGCGGGTACAAGCCCTATTGCACAACACCCTGATTTGAAAACACCGGCCACGTCTGCAACGGCTGCGTAGAATTACGCGGCACGAACGCTCTGTGCTTCACATTAATGTCGGGATTTTCCGCCATCTGCTGCAATTCTGAATCAGATCGCAAATCCAACGGCAAAGATTTAGCCGTGAATACAGAATGCGTAGCAAGGTTTTCAATGCGCCCACACACGCTTGCCGCCATATCAAAACTAAACTGCCCACGTGCGTTCGGGGCGCTCATTACCCGGCGCATGCAGTGTGCGTCCGTTTCCCCCCAATCACGCCCGTACGGGGTGCCCGGATGAGAACAAGCTGAGAGAGCAAGAATGGGAAGGATAAGCAATAGAGAGCGCATAACGAGAAAATCGTACAATCCACGAAGGAATGCAAGGACGATTAGTAAGTAATTAGTGGTGTCACTAATCCGCGCAGCATTATATTGCAGGTGCAAGTGAGACATTTTGTCTCAAAAAATGGGACACGTAGTATGATACTTTTGGAAACGAAGCGTAAAAAATTTTACGATTCAGTCTAGGTACTTAATTAAAGTACTGTTATTTATGCTGTTAGACAAAAGAAGGGGGACAGCCCGGCCAGGCCATCCCCCTTTTATTCCGCTACCAGTTGGAACCGTCGCGGAAATGTTGCTAAGCCAATAGCGTGGGCTTAATGCCAACGCAAGTAACATGCGTCAAGGGCGGTTCTCTTAATCCAAAAAGAGAAAACGCGATGAGTGTAATCCCTAATTACAACCCTCGGCAGCCATCTAAAACGCTGACTGAAGCAGAAGCAACCATAATTATTAAGCGGATTGCTTCGGGTGAGTTTCTAAACCGCATTGCCGCGGACTTTGATGTGAACCCGGGGCGCATCTCAGAAATAAAAAATGGTAAGCGTTTCGGTCACTTACCTCGTCCATTCCGTCGCAAATAAGTGACAGGGGTGATATCGGAAACGGTATCACCCTTTATTATTATCTTTTATTCATCCGGTGGCGCATGGCGAAGCTTCCTCCTTTGACAGAACCTTTTCCTGCATCTGATCTTGAATGGTGGAGACAGCGTAGTACGGGCTGAAGGTTTGGTGAAAGGCTCAGATGTTATTTTTGGGCTGCCATCAGATTTTAAGTATCTGCTATGCAATATAATTCTAGATTTAGTTGCCAGAATGTTCGTGAAAGAAAATTCTTTTCTCCGAGACTCTCTGGTTTTCTGCCAGTTTTCTAAAAAGAAAGTATTTTTCTACGTGGAAATTCAATTCTGTACCCTTGCTCAAGTAACAAAAGTACGGGCATAAGTAAAATCAGATACAGAAAGAGGGGCAGGATTAGGCACCTACCCCTCTCTTCCCACCACAAACAGAACTGCTGTGTGGTTATGCTGCTTAACGCTCGCGCCCCCTCTATGGGGATTACAGTAGCATAGGTCAAGGCAGTTCATCCTTAAAAACTTCCTTAAAAAGGATGATGAACTATGGCGACTAAATCTGGCGGTGCCCGTGGCCCCGTAAAACCAAGCACTTCTTCTTCTGTGAAAACAACTGCTGGAAAGGTGCTGCATTCTGGCCGCGCCACACCCGCGCAGGCAAAGCAGCTTGCCGCTTCTGTTATGAGGCATGAGCCCGCTCACAAAGGGCCAAATAAGTAAGGTGCACAACGGCTGAACGCGGTATCTGCATAACGCCGTTGGCTTGGGGACGCTTACTTGTGGCGTCCCCAATGCTTAAGGCTACAATCAAGCAATGCTCAGTCTCTTTCACTAGAAAACCCACTGTCTGACAAAGCACCGGTGAGGGATCGGATAATTCATCCACCCAGCCCCACGCCGAGGAAGGCTGCGCGCTGTCCTCCCATTCCACGAGAACTGCGGGGAAAAGATGTGAATGGGTCATTCGTTCTCCTTAGTACGGCTGGATGTAGATGTACAGCCTTCATTAGGCAAAATGGGAGAAGATAAAATGGCAACAATACAATTTCGTCGTGAAGACACATCATTGATGGATAATTACTTTGATCACTGGAGGGGATCACTTCCTAAAAGTCCAAATCAAATTGGAAAAACAATTGTAAGTGTCACGAAAAGCGAAGGAGAAATCATCCAAATTGATGGACAGGTTCAGCCATACTCTGATTTCAACCCTATCCGTTGGGCCGATCTTGATCAAATATTTATTGACTACCTCAATACCAATTCCCATATTTGGTATCAGATCCTATAGTATTCGATATAATTATTAATTAAATACCCAAAAAGGATATTTATGATGTATTTCTTTGCCCCAAGAAAAATAGAAAAACTCTCACTTTCAGTGGGAGATAAGGTGTCATTGCTTGGTGACGATACTCAGTATTGGCAATTTGGAGCCTTTTACATTGGCAGTGTAGCACATATAGACTCGCAAGGAATCATACTTGTTGCCAATATAGTTAAAAATCGCTCTTTGGATGGCTCTTCGCAAAAGGAAGTAAACCCCCAATCCGAAATTCAGATTGCATATGAGAATCAATCGATTGCAATTCCAGCCTCATATATATGGGCTCATAAAGCAACTTAATCTACGCACCCCCAAAAGGGGCGGCCCAAAAGGGCGCCCCCTCTCCCTCAAGCTAGCGCCTTCACGCCTACCCGCTCTTCTTCTTCAAGATCGTGCCAGAGTTGGGTTAGGGCGTGAGCTGCCATCTTTATTCGCAGTTGCATGAATTCTCGCGTGGCATCTTGCCTCCCCTCCATGATTTTAGGAGCTATCACCAGCATAGCCCTGAATGCTACCCCTATGGCGATGGCGTCCATCCTCACACCAGCGTTGCCACCCTCGAAAGGGTGGCTGGCCGTTACGGCGCTTACGCTGGTGTTGGGACGAAAGGGCGCAGTTCCTCGACTATCGAAGGATACCAAACCCAAGGCTGCACAGTCCCTGCGGAATGCGCCTTTGCCTTATCTTCGTAACGCCCAAAAGGCATTCCTTTATTGGTAGGCTTCCAAACGCGCCTCTGCTTCGCGTCACGCAAACCGGTATGATATCCTTGACCGGCAAGAAGCTGGTTAACTTGGGTGTTCTTGATGCCCAGTTCTGCACCAATCTGGGTAGCGTTCATTGTGCGCTCTTGAACAGCTAATGGCTGTGGTTGCCATCCCAGTTCCTTGGGAAGATCAATGCCCATTTGCTCCTTAACCGTGGCCACCGCTTTCAATCGCGCTTGCGTCAGATCCATCCCTTGGCGTTTATTGAAGGCCAGAGCCGAGCCATGCAGGGCGATAGCTTTGCGAATACGAGTAACGTGGTCGATCTCTTTTTTCTGAGAGATCATCCCTTTCGCCCGGAAATATCCCTTCACCAACTCCTTCTGCACCTGCCAAGCCAGATCATCCGTGAAGGATTTCACCAGCATGGAATAGCCCGCTTCGGTGAGAAGGGTTACGTCTTCTGTAGCCTTAGCTGAAATCTGCAAAATTTTGTGCGTCCGAATTTCGGACGCGCTAACTTTCCAGTAATCCTCGCCTTCCATCAGGCGGTCTTTGTTATCGTTGAACCGCTTGCGCGCCGTTCCCTCTGCTCGTCCATGAAGCTCATCCATCATCTTGAAGGTAATGACGCGCTGGCCTTTATACTCGACCACGTTGATTTCGTGGTTGTTGATTGTGATCTGGCTCATGCTGCACCCCCTTCAATTGTCACATCATCATCGCGATCTTGCTTAACAATCGAAAACAATGCGGACACGCGCTCCTGTGCAGACATTCCTTTATTGATGTTTTTAAAGGCTGAGTATGATCCTATCGTTATCTGAGCACCGAACCTCGGAGAGATAAGCCCATTTTCGGTAAAGGCGTGAATAAGGCCATTGTATATGTAATGAGGAACAATCGTGGCCTGACCGCCATGGGTATTTATGCCCCCTTACTGCGTCAGCGTATTCACCAACAGCCAACTTGTCCGCGACAATCCTCTTCTGATCATCTGGAATCGGCATCGCATTAAGTAGATCGTCAAGAGATACAAACGGGAAATCAAGGCTACCGTTTACCGGTGCGAAATAACGCACGGGTTTCCCGCAAACTTGGTGAGTGTGCACCGGTATTGAAAAAGGCTTTCTTGACATGCTATCATTCGTCATAGCGAATATATCCTATTTGCTAAATGAAGCAGCGGGTTCGGTCGCCAAACTTGTACCCGCTGCCCTCATTGTTTCTTCGATTTCTTCACGTAATTTAGAAGCTTCTAGCCGGAACAATATCTCGGTGTTTAAGCTTCTGGCGTTATTTTTCGCCTGCATTTCCAACCATTTGTGTAAACTGTCGGATAATCTTAGACTCGTTTTTACGCCTATTTTTTCTTTCTGTATCGTCATAGCTCCATAATTCAGCATCACAGTGATGCCATCAACATGATCTATTTGATGCCACGTATGGCGTCAAGACAAAAAAGAAAAAAGGAGCTATGTCGGAGCCATGGAAGAAGAAACCACACTCCGATTCTCTTTGCGGGTACCTAAAGAGCTTCATGAGCGTCTTACCGCGTCCGCTAACGATCGCGGTAACTCCCTCAACGCAGAAATGCTGAGACTTCTTGAGGTCGGGCTCAAGAAAGACGAAAGCAAAGCGCCAGATAAAACCCTAGTTGAGCAGCTTCTCCCGCCTGCGATGGTTTGGCGTGTGCGTAGGTTTAGAAATGCTCAAAATCTTCCATCAAACGAGGAAGCCGCAAAACGCCTGATTAAGTTCGCCCTAGATGATCGGGAATCTACAAAGGATATCCTTGAAAAACTTCATGAAGCCTTTGATTGTGAAAAAGATTTAAGGATATTAGCTAAAGATGTAATTGCCTCTCATGGGGCAATGGCAAATATAAAATACGGGAAAGATTATGTTTGGTTTGTAACAAACTCAGATGAGTCTGGGGCAATAGATAGAAAGGGAAAATTGTATTTCTCAGAGGACGGAAGAGATTGGGATTGCGGCATGAATTACTATACCCCATGCGGCGATGAGGCACCCAAAGCTTCCGACCAAGAACTAGACGACGAAATCCCCTTCTAACCCCTGACTCCCCAACCCCTCCCCGTACGGCTATGGTGCGGGGGTTTTAGGGAGGGTGGTTTGAGACGTTTACTGCTTATGATCGCGGTTCTTACGATGCCATGGGTGAGTTGGGCGCAGGACTTCACTCCTGCTGAGCAAAATAACTTAACAGCCGCCCAAAATAATGCAGTCAGATCTGCCAAAAATTACTTAGACATGTCTGGCTTTTCACGCGCAGGCCTTATTCAGCAGTTATCATCTGACGCTGGCGATGGTTATTCAGTATCCGATGCTACCATTGCAGTGGATAGCTTGACTGTAGACTGGAATGAAAATGCAGTCAGGTCTGCAAAGCAATATCTTGAAATGTCAGGGTTCTCATGTAAGGGGCTGATTCAGCAATTATCTTCAAGTGCAGGGGAGAAATATACAGTAAGCCAAGCAACATATGGCGCACGGCAAGCCGGGGCATGCGGGGAAAAATGAATGGCCTATTCCTCCACACCAATCAGCGCATCGCTCATCAGAGACAAATAGAGGCTAGCGAGCCTTAATTAAGATTGCGCACCCTCCCCGTACAGGCAAACTCTGCGGGAAGGGAGATTCGAATGAAAAAATCGATATTTAAGCGGTTACTGGCTGGGGCTTTTGTTGCGTCATTATTCGCCACCCCAGCTCTCGCATTTGATCCATCGACATACCAAGGCCAGCAGACACAAACTGCGCCATACCAATACCAAGAGCCCGATGAAAACCAGCTAGAAGAACACCGCCACTACAGAAACGTAGACGGTCGCACGATCCATTCCCCTGCGCACACTCGCAACGGGCAAGCCCCATCAGGAGCCACAGCAAAGTGCGGCGATGGCACGTTCAGCTTTAGCCAGCACCATCGGGGCACTTGTTCACGGCATGGGGGTGTGGATCAGTGGTTGTGATAAGGCTTGAGCGATCCTATTCTTGAATAGACATCCCCGCTTTTTCTGCCGCTAAACGCATAGCGCTTGTTATATCTAATTTTGGGTTTGCGTGACACTGAGCAAGGAACCCTATTAAAAGGCGGGGATAATCATTTCCAATTGTGTCAGCATCTATATGCGCAGAAAACATCAATGTCCCTAAAAACACATTATTATGGCTTGTGTCGGCGGGCGATAAATTTTTGTGCATATCTATGAATTTGATAAAGCTTTCGCATGAATCCGAAGATGAAATATCCGATGCAATCAGATTGCGTGCGTTAAAGTTAATCGGTGGCCGCCGCTTTTCGTCCGGCAAAATATAAGAAAAATCTCCAGACCTAATGCATCCACGAACCAAATCTGTGCCATTGTCGCTTTGCAAACAAGCTTCAGCACTATTTACATCGTTTTTATTCTCAATGGTAGTTATGCCAATACGCCTCCCATCAATGGAATCCTGAGATAGCATATAAGTGCTTTTAGGTTGATATTGCCATGATGAGGGCAAATGGTAGCGGTTGACCACAAATTTTCTTGCCGCTTCTTCTTGCTTTTTATTTAAACGCTCCAAAGCATTATCAGATAACCCCGTGGGGATGGCGTCAGCTAGTTCGTTAACATACTCATCATATACCATGAGAGGCCAAGGCGCGATTTCCGTGGCAGGGAAAACATCAAATCCGCTCCCTACCCGCTCTCCTTCTGGCCGCAGATCAAAATAAGCATCTGCAAGATTTTTATATTCTGTAGGTGCCCTATCCCCCCATGGATTATTTAAGAAAATCCTTACTTTCCCAGTAACGGCACCATTTTTTGTTGCTAAACGCGCAAGGTAAGCCGCTGTAGCCGCCCAGTCCTCCATGCGCCCACCATCTTCAATCATAACCGAAATTTGGGCGTCAGGAACGCTGGGATTCGTATAGTTACGTACTGCTTCAATAATCGTAAATGGCAAAACATTACCTGAAAAAACAAGCGGTCTCCCCTCTGTTTGCGGAGCCACTTGCTCGTTTTGGGGGCGTCCAAGCGAACTGGCGTGTTCATTTTTGTATTGATTATAAAAATAGAGACTTCCGACTGTAGTAATTGCAACTGCGGCAATTACCGTCCTCCACATAGATTTATCGTCCATATTACGCTCTTTTTTTTGCGTTCAAAGGACACTAATACCAAACCCTTGGGGAACAATCATCACCAGCCCGGAACACCCGGCACCCGTGGCGTTGAAAGTGGATCTGGCATAGCATTACTTGCCCGCATTTCGCGGTCATAATCCTTCCTAACCACACTTTGCACATGCCCGGCGATCTGCTTACCATCTAGGTAAACAGATACATGCGTGTCACCTTCCTGAATTGTTGTAGGTTGATTGCGCATTTGCACTGGGGGCGTCCATGCACCTGTCGGAGTTACATTTACCCTGCGAGCAATGTTATTGCTTTGGAGGTAACCTTCATTAATTGTATCTGCCGCAACACCGATAAGCCCCCCACCAAAAGCGCCGACAGCCGTGCCTAGCCCGGGAATGAAAGACCCCGCCGCAGCGCCTGTTGCTGCTCCTGTCGCACCAGACTCAATCAAGCGCCTAACCCAGCCCGGCAAGGTATCCATAACCTTCCCAATCATATTGCCGATACCTGTAACCACATTCAGCAACATATAAACATCATTGGCAAACATGCGGATATCGTCAGGATGTTTCTCAGCGAAGTCTGCCATGCCGTTAAAGGTTTGGGTCAGCAGATTGATGGACTTCACAAACGGTCCCTGAGTAATACGGCCTATTGTAAACTCTAGACGTTCGAAGGAAGTATCCATCGCCAACTGGGCGGCTTTCGGACCTTTCGCCAGAGCATCAAGCGTTTTGGCTGCATCTGTGCGCCTTACTGCGGCAGCCTGCCGAGCAATATTCCCCTCTGCCCCGGTTGTCTCATTAGCCAAGCCCTGAATGTTCATGCGCTGGAGATATCCAATTAACTCAGGGTGTGTCCTAAGTAGAGGAGAGATATGCTTCGTAATCCATCCAATCGGATCTTCGGCAATCATTTGCTGATCGACAAACTGACCGTTGCGACCAACTAATCCGAACTTTTTCTGGCTAAAATACGCAAAATCTTTGTCTTTCATGCGGGTATGGTTGCCGAGAAATAAATCTTCAAAAGATTTAACGGCTGTAGAAGCGTTCGCTGGGTTCACGTCGATAAAGTGCGCCATATTCAGCATCCCTTCATCAGACATACGCATTCCTGCCGCACCGGCTGACTTAGCGAATGTCAGAAAGTTCTGCCCGCGCATGAACTGACGATTGGCAATAACCATAGCCAACGCTGTATTCGTACTTTTTTCTGCGCGATCGAGCGAAAACTGACCCGTCTTCTTATCGTAAAATCTGTTGGCGATATCTTGAGCTCGAATAAACGCAATGCTTTCCCGCATGGCGTCTTCCGGGCTCTTGCCCAACAAAAGAAAGGACTTATCAACCCGGTTTAGAAGGCTGGCAATGTGTGGCGACTCTCCCATTTCGCCCCCAGACAATTCGTACGATTCCTGTGCAATCCGGGCAGCATCATTAGGCGCAAGAAACGGGTTATCCTTCATGGATTGCTGCGCGATTGCCTGAATAGCCCCCATATTCTGCGCGGCCACAGGGTCGCCACTCATCCCCCGGAATGTCTGGTCATACCCCGCAGCCTGATCAAACCCGTTCGCGGCAAAGTGCGCCACACTATGCGCACCCTCATAAGCGGCTAGAGGCCCCACCCAATGGGGCAGACGTGCTGCGGCTGCTATGGTTGCGCCACGCTCGGCCATTTGCGCAGCGGGTGAGCCAGCAGGTGCATTAGAAATCGGCTTCCACGGCCCATAGGTCTGGTTGCCACCCATCCACTTGCCATCCATACGCAGGTTTCCCGGGTACGGAATAAGCGCCGTGCCGGGGGCAGGTTCGCTCTGCGTCCAGTTGGGGCGGTAATCAGCGGGATTGTCGCGCCGCCGAAAGTTGGGCGTATTCCCCATGCTATCGCCCTGCCCCGGCAGCGGAATAAGCGCGGTTCCAGTTTGCGGGGGCGGCAATAGCGGAACAGGAGCCCCCGGCACATTCATAGCCGCAGCAGAATACGGAGAAACGTAAGAGCCCCCGGCATCCGTAATTGGGGTAGCCGATGGCGGAATAGGAGATACCGCACGCGCACGGCCAGAGGGCGCAGGCGAAACAAACGGCGCAAATCCCCCGCCGCTCTCGCCAGTTTGTGGAGCAACAGGCACACGGAATTTAGAAGATGCCGAGGCAATCGTGCGCGCTGCCCGTGCTGCACGCTCCATGTCCGAGGCCATACCAGCGGTCAGCCGCCGCGCACCGCCCAGAGACGAAACCATGTTGTTGAAGCCCATCTGCGCGTCTTTCTGAGCAGATGCCAGTTGCCCCAATGCACGGATCATTTCACCAACAGGGCCAACAACCTGCGTGGCATCCGCGACGAGCGAGACGCCGATTTTATAGGCTTCAACAGTCATATTTCTTTCCTACTGGAGAGCGTCCAGAGTCTCATTTTTGGGGAACATCATGCTGTATTTATGATATCATATTTTGCTTGCATTTCTTTTGATGATAGCGCATTATAATATCATGAACCGCAAGCAAGAACGCCTCCTGAAAGCCATCTTCACCAACCCGGTGAGCACAAGCCTAAACTGGATGGATATTGAAGCCCTTCTGGTGGCCGTTGGCTGCACAGTGATGGAAGGTAATGGTTCTCGCGTGAAGTTCGTCTGCCGCAAGCAGGTTCTGGCAGTTCATCGCCCCCACCCGCACAAGGAAGCAAAGGCATACCAAGTCCGTGCCGTGCGGGACTTTTTGACCAACTTAGGAGTAACACCATGAGCGGAATGGCTTATAGAGGCTACCATGCCCGCGTTGAGTTTTCTGCGGAAGATGGCGTCTTTGCCGGTCGCATTGCGGGCATTCAGGATGTCATCACTTTCGAAGGTGAAAGCGTTCAAAAACTGCGGGCCGCGTTTGAGGAAGCTGTTGATGATTATATCAGCACTTGCTCAGAAATCGGTAAAGACCCGCAAAAACCTTATAGTGGCAAAGTCATGCTTCGCCTTTCTCCAGAGGTTCACGCCCGCGCTGCCATTGCAGCAGAGCTGCAAGGTATGAGCATGAACCAATGGGCTGAGGCAGCCCTCAATGAAGCCGCCAAGCCAGTTCTTACGCGTTAAACCGGCTCACTCATCCCCTTCTCGGCGGTTTGGCAAAGGCAACCCGGTCATTGCCCTAGCAGCCAGCGCCCCAATGCGCCGTACGATTTTGTGTTCATTCCGAAAAGCCGCCACGGAAAGTTCCGGGCGGGGCGGCTGGTAATTTTTCTGCTCCATGCGCCCCAACTCAAACACCACCGCCTTAATGTCGTCAGAACCAACAGAGGCATGCACCACTGGCCCAGACTCAGATATGCGTATGCCGTAGCTCTCACGCATATCGCCTGTTCGTAACCCCGGATCATCAGGTGTAAAGCCTAACCTGATACGCTCATCCACGGTACTATCCGCTAGTGGGGCAGTCGGCAAACCGGGCTCAGGGCCGTCCAGGTAATGGCCTATCTGTTCTTTCGTATCACGCTGTATAAGGGCCGCACCCTCCTCCACCCCACGATGAACGGCCACATCCACCGCCGCGGCTCTGGTGGCCATATGGCCGATAAAGCCTTCAATGGTCTTAAACTGCCGCACCATCTGGCACCTCAATAAACATCATCGCTTCCCAATCAAACGTTTCTCCACGCATTTCGCGCAGAGCAACGCAGGCGGCCAACCTGCGTTTATCGCTCCATGTTCCGCAAACATCCCACGGCACCCCATTTTGAACGAGAAAAAGCATTTCCCTAAAAATGGGGTGCTCACTCAGTTTTTTGCTGCGGCCTTTTCCTCAGCGGTGCTGGCATTTTTCTTGCCGTAAAAAATCGGCATCAGCGCAGTTACGCCATCATTGCCGATATCATTGGCAAGTTCTTTCACTTCGTCTTTCGTGATTGGCATCTGCACAGGCACGCCATCAATGGCGGTGACAGAACAAATCATCTGCGCATACCCCAGCCATGCACCAGCGGACTGAGAACTCACGGCAGAGCCTGCGGCTTCAATAAGATCCAGCATGTTACCCGGATCAATTTCTTTCAGGGAAAGAGTTTTGCCTGCTGCTGTTTTAACTTCTGCTGGAATGCTCATGAAATTTTAGTCCTGATTGGAGAAAAGAAGCTGAGGGTCTGATAAACAATCCCCTCTTTCTGCCATGTGCCGCCAGCGGAAAGTGAAAGCCCTACTTGGCTAAACTGCCACTTGGAAGTGCTGCCGTCTGGTTCGCTGATATACTGGTAAATAGTGCCGGAATTGATCGTGCCAGCCGACCAAAACCCTTCTTCAATCCCAGCAATCAAATCATCAACGGCACGGTTGGCGCGGGCAATCGTAAAGCTACCCCGCCAGCCGTTAGGCGTTGCAAATTCAACAGGCGTGCTGTTCAGCGGATCGGCGCGCTGGGTTGTGGTTTCCTGATTGGCTGTAAATCCGGTCACATCGCGCAGATCAATACGGGTGCCTGCCCAAAGAAGGGTCAGCCGACAATTCCGGCCAATACTGTATGGGTTGGTAGCCATTTCTTAGCCCCCAGAAGCGACAGTGACAGTCACACCCTGACCGCCCTGCAAATTAACGATGAAGTAACGCAGGATGCCCATGTATTTAACCTTCACATCGGCCTGCACATAACCAAGGGCTATACGACTATCCGGATTATTACTGGTGTCGCACACGACCGAATACGGAGTGCTACCATCAGTGCTACCAAGAACACCTTCCGTCAGCATATTGGACAGAAAACCAAGAAGCGTTGCTTCAATGCTGATGAATAAATCAGAGTTAATCGTCTGCCCGATATATGTCCCCATACCTGTGGCGAACGTCTCCGCCAGATAGTTGGTCAGGCGCGTGTAATTGTCGCCATTCACCGCCGCAGATGTGGAGCAGTTAATGCCGCCGCGCACAGCCCAATAGTTCCCGCCCGGTGCTGGGTAACAAATCACATCAATCCCAGCCCCAAACAGAGCCGACAACTCAGCATCAGAATACGAAAGCAGCGTTCCAGAACTGGTTAAACCCGCCTTCTGGCTGCCAATGACCCCGTAAAGCTGCTTATTCAGCGTTGACTGTTCGGGAGAAAGGGCTGCCAGTAAACCTGCTGCAAATGCGGCGGGAGACACCAGCATATTGCCGTTAGTGTCATCATCCCACCAGATCCAGTCACCGTGCATCACCTTCATGGCGTAGCTGTCGGCGCCCGCTCCGGAAAGCGCAGAAGTGGCGGCAGAAACACTCGTCCCAGATGGTAGGGCCGCAATCATATACAGCCCCTCACCTAGCCCGAAATCAATCTGCGCAGAGAATGAAGACGTATCAGACAATCCACACAGAAGGCCGATAGCGCACCCCTGATTGCGCAGCGCATACATACCCGTGCGAGATGTGCCGTCTGTGCCGATGAAGGCTGTTGCTGAAGGAGTGCTGCCGTCTGCACCGCCCGCCAGCGTGACATTGCCAGCAGCAAGGGTCGTGCCGCCTGTAACGACAACCAGAGACGATGCATCGGCATTGACTGCCGCAACAATATCGGCCCACGTCGTGCCCTGATACGTGCCCGTTCCCAACACGCTATGCGTCACAGTCAATGTCCACATAGCCGCGTTAAGTGTGCCCTGAGACAGCGTGGCAGTAATCGCGTTCCCTGCTGTGCCGGTGTAGACTGCCGTAATCGTAGCGCCTGAAATCGTGCCCGTGGCAGCTTTATCCGTGCCATCGGTCACACGCACACATCTGAAATCAGAAGCACCCTGATACACGCAGATATTGACGTTCACGCCCATATCTGTGGCCAGCGCCTGCTTGGCTCCAAATACGAGCAAATAATCTGGCATCCCACCAACCACGACAGGCGTATTAACCGGCCCCCACGAGGCCGTGCCAACAACGCCAATACGACTGGATGAAACGCCATTCAGCAACGTTACAGGCGCTTGTATCTGAACATACACATTAGGCACGCTCAAAGAAGTCGTATTCAACGCGCCTTGCTGGTAAATTTTTGCCATCACACGCCTCCAACGGGCACAGCAAAGCGCCGGATATCTACGCCATGCTTTTTGATTTCATTGGGATCTGAAATGGTCGCGCCTACCGCATACCCATATCCGGGTTGCGTTACGCGATAGAGCGTGCCCCCCTGCTTGGGTGTAGCAGGCACGACAGCAGTTTTCGCGCTCGGCTGAGCGGGCGCGCTTCCCTGTGTATCCGTCATATTGTCTCGCTGATTTAAGCCGGTTGCCCGGCAAGATTGGTGGCCGCGTCCTGCAGGACAACATCGCCAGCCTGATTAAGCATTAACCCCGCATAGGGCTGCTCAACCGCGAATATAATGTTCCCGGCTGCATCTTTGTAAAATGTGCCCATATCGTCAGTGCTAATAGCCCCAACACTGCCCGGCACATCACCAAACGTATGCAACACCACGCCAACATCCGTTGCCGTATGAGCCAAACCCACACCAAACATCATCTGCGCGGCTGTCTGCATATTGAGGGTGTCGAACGTGATCTTGAAACGGAAATCACGCCGGAAAATGCTGCTAGTCTGCATCGCGTCTGCATCGCTGGCCCCAGCAAACTGCATCAGAGCGTTTTGCCCATCCAACGTGGCCAACCAAGACTGCGCAGAAAGCGCCGCATCCAACGCACTTCCCAAGATGTCACGCGCATTACCTCCATTCGTAAAAATGGAGACTGTAAAAAGCTGCTCCTGCCTGCGCGTTACGCGTGTAATCTGACCATATCCTGCTGTGGCCACTTCCACCAGAGCTGCGTTGGGCACGATTACAGTGGCCCCACTGGCGTAAGCTCCATCAATCAATCCAGCCAAAGATTGGGCAATCAACTCCGGCGTATCATCAGATTGTACGGCATAGGCTACGCTGGTTTTGTCAGGGATCACGCCGCTTCGATCTGGAATGACGCGCAGCCCTACAACGCCACTGGGCGTAGACCCACTTGCAATACTGGCAGTGGCCTGATTGCCAGATGCCGCAAGTGTGACAGTACAGGGGCTAACCGCACCTTCGCGCCATGGCCAACCAAGAGGCTCGGCAATCTGGCGATAAGCTGTTGAATAAGCCGTCACCCCCACATAATCGATGCCATTCTTGATACTGCACGCGCCAGTGTAATCAGCATTATTCAGCCACCCACGCCGCACAATCGTACGCCTACCAGTTAACGGCGAAACACCCGTGCCAATACCATTGGGATACAATATCTGCGCTATGGTGTAGGCTAGAGCCTTAGAAATGGTGCCAACATCAGCCATTAAATCTGGTTCACCGAAATCATGAGCCGGTTGCCATATTGCGAGAGTTCCACAGCATCAACCGTATATTCCGTGCCCATATCATCTGTAACCGTCATGTAGGGCCGTGGCGTAAAGCCGGGAATAATAGGCGCAAGCATCTCAAACTGACCGGAACGCAGATTACCGGGCAATCCACTGGAAACACGCTCGCCCTTGTTTTTCAGGATAATGCTTACTGGCCACCCAGACGCCTCAGCCAAGCCAGAGCCGTCAGAGGATTGACCGTTATATCCATCCTGATAACCAGCGAGCGTGCAAACATCGCCTGAGCTGCCATCAGTCACGCCAGACCCACTCTGGCCTGTTGCTGTAAAGCTGGCAGTACGGTTTGTCAGAACACACACGGCTGGACGAAACGGCTCAAACCGTGCCACGAAATACGTTCCCATAGGCGCAACAAGAATATCACCCGCCCGCACATCGGTCGTATCGAACAACCCGAAAGCCGTAGGCTTATCCCAAAGCGGCGGTCTCTTGAACGAAAATACTGCATCAGAGGCAAAGTCGGCAAACAGTGCCGCATACGCTGCTGCGCCCATGGGATCAATAAGGTCTATGGGCCGATATTGCGTGGTTAACGCGCCAACACGCTGTGCTGCTTTACCGTAACCCTTGGCGACCTTGGCCTGTAGGCGTGCCTGATCCATTATTTACGGTTTGCCCGCTGCCGGTTCAGGGCCACAACATCACGATCAATAGAGCGGGCCTGCGGTGTTTTCTTGAAATCCCGCATCGTCATGCCTGTTAAATCGGACATAAACCGGTCTTCTTTTTTGTCCTGCATCGAACGCAGATACGCATTCATGCTTGTCGGACGACTGGGAGCTTTTGCCATCACTTCTTCCGAATAACCTTATTGGCTGCGGCTTTGATCTTGGCTGCGGTGGAGGGTGAAAGGTTGCCCTTTTTCACTTCCTGCGTAGCTCTTGCTTTGGCGTTGGCCGCACGCGCTTTCGTATCAATCGGGTAACGCCGAGAACCGGGCAAAGCGAATGCACTTTTAGGCAGCCGGTTGCGGCGTGCTGTTGTCAGCTTGGCCATCACCTGCCTCCTGCTTTGCGTGCTCAGCTTCCTGCCGTTCTTCATCTTCAGATAAATGAACGTTTGCAGCCGCTAGAGCTACAGACACCGCGCCAGATGGAGGCGCAGGAATGCCACGTGGCGCGCTGTATGCAGCCTCACCTTCGGATAAAGTACGCCCCCCATTTCGTGGAGCCACATTCCCATGATGGTCTACGATAAATCCAATTTCACACGGGACGCCAGTCACACGAATAGCGCGCCCATCCCTCCACGGCGCAGGCTCTCCTACGTCAATTGAACGGATGTCCACCACAACGCCATTTTCTACCCGTGCCCATCTCTGGGGCGGAACTTTGTTGGTTGTCATATTCCCTCAGATCACCACGCGATTTGCAGAACGCAGTCCGGGGCCCGGCGGCACACCAAGAAACTGGCACAATTGCCGCCGCCACCGATTAAACAGGCCCATCCTGTCCTGCACTTCGTTCTTGTTGTGCGTCCACACAGCAGCCTGATCCGTATCCAGATTGTCACTGGCGGTCAGAATGGCCGTTTCCAAACTGGCAATGTCTTTCACATATTGTCGCACTTGTGCGACTTCGGCATCAGCGAGGTTGCGCAGGCGCCATTCATTGAAGCCATATACCCGAAAGAAGCGCCAAGACTGCTGGCTGCTATTGATGCCGCCCATTGCGGGATAGCCCATGAAGCGGCGTACCGCTACAAGTTCATCATCCGTCAAAGGGTCGGTTGCATCTGCCATTATGCTGTCTCCAGCGGCGCTCCACGAGAACGCAGCAGTTCTATTTCCGCAGGGTTACTCACAACCTCCCCTGCGCTCCATTCGAACCGGCCACGATTGAATTCTTCCTCAATGAAGCCAAAAGGCCGCAGAAGCCGCACAGCCTGCACAGGAGCGGGTTTCTTCTCGTCCTGCGCAGGAGGAACGGCTGGTTTAGCCGCCCCACGCCGCGCTTGGCTCATCAGGCCGTAGCGCCCAGAGATGTTGCGCCAAGGCTTTCAATCACCACGCCACGCTTCAGGTAGCTGTTGGTCGCCGTGGGAATGATCGTCGTATTGGCAGTCAGGTCGGTTGGCAGAGCAAACCCACCAATCCACGACCACGACTGCGCAATGATCTGCCCCAACCGATCCAACGGCGGACGGGTAACCATCAACACATCGTCAATATGCTCCACTTCACCCGGAAGATTGGCATAAGCCTGTGCCATGTTGGCATAGTCGCCCTCAATCAGCGCCCCAGCGCCGCAAATGATAGCGCGGTGAATCTGCCCCTGCCCCAAAGATGCCTGCTGCGGGGCCTCAGTGGTCGGGATAAACCGGATGCCCAATAGTTCGAACACCTGACCCGTCCGATATTCATCAGATCCATACTGACCACGATACAACAGCTTAAAGTCGGGATCGCGGAACAAACCAAGAAGCTGGGAATTGTCCAAGAAACAGTTGAAGCAGCCGTCAATCGTTGGGACATTGTTGTTACGCAACGCAGCGACTGCCCCCAACATGGTGTCAATGGTCAGGTAATCACCTGTCGCCACATTGCCGTTGGCGTCCTTAGAACCAGATGCCAGCAGAGCTGCTGTTGTTGCGCGGCCATTCGGACGAAGCACAAGCGGCGCAGTTGCCGCAACCACAGCGGCATTCTCTGTCGCGTCAGTTGTCGCAACATTGCCAGAGAACGTCAGTGTGCCTGAAATTCCGCCTGGTGCCTTGCTGACGTTTGTTGCATCTGCCGCAACATTAGTTAGCGTGTAAGAACCGGAGCCAATGGTAACGGTCATACCGCTGGTTGCGGAAACCGGAATAACCTGCCCCATATCATTCATGACGCGCTGGAAGCCACGAATATCGTCAACCTGAATGGTTGTGCCCGCCGCCGCAAGCGCCGTGGTTACGCGGGTATTCCCACCCAGATAACCACCAACGCCGCCAATCGCTCCGCCGAACAGGGAGTTGCGTGCAAGACGATCAAGGGACTGCCGGGCGTTAATACCTAAAACCTGCGCATTTTGGACAAACTGGTTCGCAATCCCGACACCTTCCGTGACCTGATTGAGATCCATCGTGTTGCCGAATTGCGCAATCTCCAGAGTGTACTGCTCCACAGACCATTCGGTGGGAGACATACCATTATCGAAATTGGTGTTGGAGGCGGGATTCAGCGGCGCTTCAACCGGAGCCAGCAAACCACGTCGCGTGTCCGTAATCGTTTGACCGATACGGGCAGGGAAATCCATGCGATCAGCAATGGAGCGGAAGCCGAGTTTGGATTCAAGGCTTGCCTCAAACGCACGAGCCAGAAAGCCCTGCTGGATAATAGGTTGTAGTACTGCGGGGAAATCGGCGATTGCCATTTCGTTATCTCACTGTTTGCAGAGTAATTGCTACAGCGCCCGCAGCATCAGCCGCTGGGCGAGACTGCATCGGCAGTCGGTTAGGATGTTTTGAAAAGTTTGGGATTAAGCCCAGCCGCTAGTGCGTTGGCCGCCACTTCTTCTGGTGTTGCTTTGCGCGCATCAAACGGTTCAGCCTTACCCGGCTTAGGGTCTGGCGCCGTTTTGGTGGTGCCGGTTTTGGTACCGGGCTCAACGGGTTGAGTGAACAGATAGCCACGGCTCTCTTTCGCTGCGTCCATCACAGCATCCAGTCCTGCGATCTGCCCATTTTCGCCCATCTTGACCTCAGAAAGATCAATCAGCCGCACCACATCATCGGGAGAAACAGCGCCCAGCTTGGTTGCAAGCGCCTTGGCTTCTGCCCGAATGACAGCCTGATCCGCCTGTGTCTTGGACTGCGCGACTGCCGTTTGTGCTTCAGTCTTCGCGGCTTCAACAGCCTGCTGCGCCTCAGCCAGCTTACCTTCAAAGTCGGACTTCTGCTGCGCAAGCTGCCCTTTGAAACCATCACGGGCTTTAATGGCCGCATCACGCTCAGCGCGCACTGCATCCCCATCTTCCCGCGCAGCCTTAAGTTCATTGCGCAAAGTCACAATGTCAGCACGCGCACGCGCCAATTCACGCGGCGTATTAGGGTCAGCACCACCGTTCCCAGCATCAGCCGGGTTTGCATTATCGGACATCAGTCCCTCACTTTTTGATTAAAAAACCGGCATCAGCCGGAAGCGTCAGGCCGTAACCTGACGTGTCTCTGTTTTCCCAACACCTGCCGCCGTGCGCACAACTTTAATCTCTGACGCATCCGCGCTTCGAGCAGCCTGTATTGTTGGGTCTTGCAGTTCTGCCTGCACCCGCCCCCACTCCGTAGCCGGGTCTGCGCAGCCAGACTTTGCAGCAAATATCGAACATGCACTCTCATTTGAGAGAATGCCGCCCTTTACCGCTGTCACAAGAGCCTGCGACAACTGCAAAATTTCGCCATCTGTAGCAGGAAAATACGGAGGCCATTCCAGCGCCAAACCTGCATCATCCAGTGTGATGCGCTCGCCATCAATCTGGATACCGCCTTCAATAGCCAGAGAAAAATCGCAGATCATCCGATACAACGAAAGCAACGCGCCTTCGCCGTAGGACAGACGCATCCGATCCGCGAGCCACACAAGCGACTGACACATCATCTCCATAGCCCGGCCAGATTGCGCAGCACTGATCTTATCAGCATGCGCCCTGTTACCGTGCAGGATTTCCAGAACCAGCGCACGCAATTCGCGCCAGTATTCCATCACAGTGCCAGCAGAGCTGCCGTTGATCTCCAGCATTTTCGCGCTGGCTTTCTCCGGGAGAACAATTGCCGTCGCAGAGCCACCTTCGCTAGCTGGAGCGCCATCATTCCCAGATGTATCGCCTCCCACACCAGTAATCACCAGCTTAGGGTCAGAGCAATATTTCAGGCCACGCCCAACTTGTGAAAGCTGGTAATCACCCTCAATAACCGTATCAATCGCGCGCTCAAAAGTGCACACCCCATCAGGATCATTACTCGGGGGGGCTAGATTGCGCACCCACACAATCGGCACGAAACCCAAACCATGCGGCGGCCCGCTACGCTCTGCATCTATTTCCGGATCGGCATCGCTAGAAGCAGGCCACGGCTTATAAACGCTGCTTGCGGTTCGCGTCCATTCCCGCCGATACCAGTAATCAATCCCATCACTACCGTCTGGAACGTCATACCCCAGAGCGCGCACCTGATGCCCCTTAATGAGATACTGGCTGACAACCCGCGCTAAATCGCCTTTAGCGTCCCATTCAGGTTCCAGATATGGCGTATCCAGCACAGAGACCGATAAAGCGCCTCCAACAGCCTCAACTAGCACCGCAACTGAACCAATCGATCCCTTAAGAACAGCTTCCATCAGAACCGCAGGTAATTGACATTCTCTCGTAATTCTAGAGAGCGCATCGGCAGTGTCTGAATTCTCACATTTCAGCGTAGGCCAATGTGTTTCCCCAAATGTCAGGCTGGCCGCATCCTCAACTACAACCGCACACAGATGCGAACGCACAGACGGCCTACGCTGAGAGAGTGGAATATACTCATTGTTATTCCACTCTTCCGAAAATGGATATGGCAGCGCGTCATACATCGTGCCATCACGCACAGCAGACAGACGCAGCAACCTCTTAGCCCGCGCAGATACCTGCTGCGGCACCAGAATTGTTTTCTGTAGTTCCTGCCAGTCCATTATCTACTCAGTGAGAACCGTTTATTTGTTACGAAGCGAGCCGGTGAAGGTGGATTTTCAATACCCCACATAAGGTACCCCGTGGCATCGACAATGTGGTCATATCCACTGCGTTTATCTGGTTCGTTTGTGCCATCGCGGTACGTCTGGCGCTCATACGCCTCAATCGATTTCACGCATTTAGGATCTACAAACGCCCGTTTGGTATCATCTGCCGTGCAGAACAGCGCATTCGTTACGTTAATCCGGTCGCGCACCAATGGATGAGAGGGAGACGCCAAAACATTAAAGCCCTTGGCTTGCAGGATGCTGATATCCGTTCGCCCTTGCGCCGATGTTTTCCGCTGAGCGCCCGCAGGGTCAGGATAAATCGTGATATGTGACACCTGCCCATCACGTCTATAGCGCCGGATAATTTCATCCGCCATTTCATCTGTATTTGACGTTGGCATCACGATTTCGTCTACCTGCATCAAACAGCCATCACCTGACTTTTGCCAGACCGTGGCCGACATTGGATTGATATTAAAATCCATGCCTATCAAAAGTGGTTGGCCTAGAATAAGCGGGCATGACCTTACATTCCCAGCGCGGCTAAAGGCATATAGTACGCGCCCCGCATATGTCTCAAACGATGCCTCATATTCCTGTCGGAACTGCCGAATATCCATATCCCGCATAGCAGCTTGAACTTCATCGGACGGAATATTGCCCCCAGCAAGAGATGTATAAAGACAAGACCACCAACCGTTTTCGTGCTGTGGCCCCGGCTGGCCTCGCAAATACTCATCACGGAAATGATTAAATCCTTTGGGGGTGCCAATGAATAACGCGTGGCCACCAGCCGTTGAAAGCATTGGCCGAATTGTCTCTGTCCACGCTTCCAGCTTTACGTCAGCCCATTCATCGCCCACAAAGAAATACAGGCCAGACCCGCGCAGCGCATCATAATTATCTAGACCCACAATGCGAATAATATGGCCCGATTTCAGGGTCATACTGCATTCGGTTTCATTCGGGCGCTTGAGTAACCACTTCTCAGGGATAGCCCGCTTCAGACGGTTCCAGAAATTTTTTTTTGCCTGCTTAAACGTCGGACTACCGAACCAGATTTCATTTTCTGGATGCACATCATTCTGGACAGCCATCCGAACAGCACGCCGGATTTCTTCTTGAGCTAGAAACGTTTTACCAAACCGGCGGCCACAAACGGCTGTCCGAAAACGACAATCAGGATGCCAGCCGTGCTTATAAATATTCCACTGTGGGTTTGTAAGTTTTGCGCGCTCACCCTTCCGGAGTTTTTTCACCACGGTCTATTCGCTCTGGATCTTGATCATTCGCCATATCATCAATCGCATCATCATCCTGTGGATCAGGTTTATCTAACCCTAGATGTTTCGCCAGCGCAGTAAGGGCCGCAATTTTACTGTGAGATTTTACCTTGATGGTGCGGTCGCCGCTTTCATTGATGGACTCGCTAATTTCAGAAATTGCGCGGCGCGCGTCCTCAGGAACAGCGTCTGTATTCTTTACGTGCACCCGGCCACCTTGCACCGAAACAATGTCAGTGACGTCTGAAAAACCAATACGTGCAAACTCACGCAGTACATTTTCTTTCGTGATTGCGTAGCGTTCCATAATCCTGTCAATGCGCGCTTGAGCCCGTGCGCGTGCCTCTCGAATTACTGGTGTAACCTTGGTGTTTTTTAGAACGGCATAAGCATTCCGCTCTACAGTGCTGGCAGACCCCTTTGGCTTGTATGCAGCACGGTAGGCTGCCGTCGCATTTTCTCCGTTCGACAGGTATTCTTCTACGAACCGCCGCTGTTTTGGCGTAAGGTTCGCCATGCAGTTTTTACCGGATATCCGCCCCCGAAACTGTTTTCGAACTGCTGCAACATTGCCTCGCGCTGAACCCGTCCATCGACTGCAATCAACAGCGCATTGGAAGCCCGCCCAGACACATTCCCACGCATCAACCCAAACCGTGGCCAACACCTGATACGCACATCAGGACGGAGCCCGGCGTTTGCGCATTCCAGCATCGACAGCGGCAAGTCTGCGCGGTGCCATATATTTTCTGTTGCGGGCATGATGTCGCAAATCAGCGACAGCCCAGACACGATACCCACACATAGAGCATCACGGCGCTTGAAACGCACGATGTCGCCACGCTGGAGTATCTGCATTTGTCCGGGCAAAGAAAAAGCCGCACTGTGGCGGCTGTTAATACAATTATTGCATCGTGATTAGGTTTATACATAAACCGCATGCGGGGTACAAGTCTTTTCTTTGCGCCGCTTTTGCATCTGATAAAATCCTGAAAGCTGCTGGAGCAGCATGCTGCATTGTGCGGACATTTTCCCGCGAGCCACGGTGGCGTTCAGGCGCGGGAAAAACGTCTCTCCTATCTGCCGAAAACTTAACTCATCCACGAGCATCATCCGCAGAATCTGGTTAGCGCGCTCACCGAGGGCATCACGCACGTCTAAAATCCGATCTAGCGCTACAGCCCGTGTAACATGCCACGAAACTGCATCGTGCTTTACGGTAGTATCGGACACGTGATTTTCCGGAAACTCAATGATGCCTTCATACGCAAAAATATAATCCCGATACCAGCGCTCACCTGCGTTTGCGTCGTCCTGACTGATATCCCCGGCATTGAGCAATGATTGCACTGTTGTCAGCACGCGCGGTGGATTTCCACGTGTGAAAACGGATTTAGCTGCACGCTCAGGCGTGGGCCCGTTATCCTGTGCACGCGGGATAATATAGTGCGGTTTTGCCGTCTGCATTTTATCCACCAATTCCTGCAACAATTTCAAAAACAGCCAGCGCCAGCCACAGGCCTATCACGATACGAGGTGGCGTGCGGTCAGTTGTTCGCATTTCTGACCAACTCCTGTTGCGCCTCAGTCAACGGCACGCCAGCCCGCACATTCTGCAACGCGCAAGCCACGTCCCAATTAATTGGCGGAGTGTAAATCTCTACGTTACCGGGCTTGAGAAAATCTGGGAGGTTTTCATGCCATTTCATGCCTCAACAGAATCACAAACCGCTCAAAAAGTACAGTGAAAACTTACCCTTTCGGCCCCCTCATCCAATCATCCCGCAGGGGCAGGATTTCTTCATCCAGTAACCCCGGCTCTGGCTCATGAATGGGCGGCAGATCGTTGCGCGTTTCCTGTGTGGCTGCACGCCGGTTTGTCGACCATTCGTCCCAGCCGATTAGGTTATCGCCTGCAATCCCTATCATTCAGATCCTCCCACCCCTGAAAATAAAACTCACCGCCGTCCAGCGTCTCAACCTCCAGCTCATAAATGCCCCTCTTGCGCGGCCCTATCGCAGGATTAACCCTGACAACGTATATGGTTGATGCGTACGGCAGGCTCCGATATTCCCCGTCCAGCGGGCCGCCTACCAGCAGAATTTTTGCTGCACCCAGTTGGCACTTCACTTCCCACCATCCACAACGCGCAATTCACGCTTGCGGAAATGGCCACCCAGCCGAGGCATAGACATAGCCTCAACAAATGCTGTCGCGTCTTTCATGGCGTCAACAGGGCTGTACGCAACTCCATTTGCACGCGTTCCATCCATCGTTTCAACCGTCCACAACACGTGAGATCGGCCTCTATTTGGCTGCACCCTGACGGTTATCATCGGAAAATCCTTAACTTTTGACATACCCCTAAAATCCCCCACATTGCCCGCAGAGCGTGTTCAAACATTCAATGCGGTCATTTATCGTAATTAAGATGAAACCGTGCTGTGCGCGAAGCCTCGTGGCTCTTTCCTGCATATCGCTGCATGCTGTGCCTCTAGGTTTGCGATGAACGGCTCCAACCAAGCACGGGCCGTCTCATCCGCCGTTTCGAGCTGGCGGCGACACTCAGCGATGCGTTGGCGTAGGCTCGGCTGATCTGGCTGCATCCGCCGCACGGCGTCTTTGGGCTGCACCGGCTGGCGACCCTTCCAAGCGTTGACGGCACGCTCAACGGCGGCGCGTTCCTCTGGCGTGCGGCGCTGTGGCGCTTCCTTGGCGGCCTCGGCCATCTTCACCACCTTGCGGGCTGCGTGAACCTGCCAACGGATTTTCTCAGCGAACGGCAGCAGGTGGGCGTAAAGCTCAGCCGGTGCGGGCCAGAACTTGCCGCGATCACCAGAACGGGCCCATGCCATCATCGTCTCTCGCGTCCAGACACCGGCGGGTAAATCGCTGCATATTTCGCAAATGATCTTGCATTTTTCACCAGCCATTCCAGCAACGTCTGGCGCATTCACAACCACCTCAGAGAGGCTGTTCAGCCATGCCGTGACCAAAACAGGGCCAGCAGGCTCAAGGGCTTGCGTGGCTATGCGATGGGCTTCGGCAACACGCTCAGGGGTCAGGTCTCGGCGCAACATCGGAACGCCACGCATAACCGCTTCACCCAGCGCAACGAAATCCCTGGACGGTTCAACGGGAGCGAGTGGTTTTGTGATTATGGCGCTCATAGTCCCAAATCCTCCAAGCGCGGAGCCCCAGAAAACGCCTCTCGAACACGCTCTTGGCGTGACGGTTGCTGAGAATGGACGATCATTTTCCTCGGTGCGCGCTCAGCCTCTTTCCGACACCAGTTCCGCCAAGTCGCCTCCCAATCGGACTTTCGGCCCTTAGCACCCGGCACGGAAATCCAATAATCCCGAAACTGCTCGCCAACGTCCGTTGGGTTCAGGTGCAGACCGAGTGCAAAGGCCCGCATGGCATCGGTTGGTTTCCAGCCATCAGCAATCCGAGAGCCACGGCTATCAGGTTTCGACGCCGAAGGGGGACTACAGGGGGTATCCGAACGTAGTGAGGATATATCTCTACTCTCTACTCTCTTACCTGCGACGAAATGCGTTTCGTCATTTGTTTCACCGTGCGTTTCATTAGTTGTTTCATCATGTGTTTCAGAAACAGTTTCTGACCGCGTTTCATTCTGCGTTTCGATATTTGGCTGATTACCGCGCTCTTTCTGTTTCGCACGCCATGCTTTCAGGCGTTCGCGATCAGCTTCACGCTTTTCATCTGACTTTAAGCGCAGGTCAAATTTATCCAGCGCGATCTTGCAAAGCTCTTTATGATAAAGCCTGCCATCAGAGCATTTCACAAACCCACGCAAGGCAATTTCTTTTGCTTTGGCCCAGCCACGCTTGTCTGTCCCGAAATCTGCTAGCATTGCTAGTTCAATATCATCATCGGGTAAGCTTCCGCATGGAACTTGATACCAAGCCTCCCACCACAACTTCATTGCGGCCATCCCGGCACGGGGGTTTTCAGAAGCTGCATGCATATAGCTAGAGGACTTGAAGTAACGATTTCCATAAAGAGGCATGAAATCATACCCTCTCAAATCGCAATCTTCTGGCGTCAACGGCTCTTGCATGGTACAGAAACTTTCAGCCATGTCTTGAGCTTCCTTCAAGAATTGGTCAGAAGGCCGCCCGGTTCCCCCGAACCAGCGGCCTTCGTCATATTAGCAGGGTTGCGCCCCGTTGGGTACGGGGTCACAGGTGAAAAGATGCTTGTGGATGCAGGAAATTTCCTCATGCCATCACCGCCCCTTTCAGCGGCACGTCATGTGTTTCCAGAAAATACACAACATCCTCTAGCGACCGGCATATGGCCACGGCTGCACCGGCTGCTTTCAGGCGCTTGTGCATATCCCGCTGCACTTTCGAAACCGTGCCTTTGGGTGTCTTGATCTCGATATAGAGCGGCCTGCCCTTCCAGTTCACAACCATATCTGGAACACCGGGCACACAGCCGCGCTGCTTGCGCCGAAAACCTTCACGCGGGCCACACTGGCGGTTTTCATTGCTCCACGCCACGGCATCATCAGGCAGCATGAACTGCAGGGCCTTCCAGATGAATGTGTGAAGCCTATCTTCTTCGTGTTTCATGGGACATTCCCCGCCTTCAGCTCATGCAGGTAGTCACAATTCGGGCACATCATGCGCGATTTATCTGGGTTACTGAGGGCACGCATCTTGTGATGCCCGTACATGCCACAGTCGCACCTAACCACCCATACAGCTTTTGCAGACTTGGATTTTGACCGTTTGCCACCATACCCAATAACGGTGAGATACCCATGCCGGGTGCCTATTAACCCCTTGGCAATGGCTTGGGCAGTCTCCCCCTCTGGCGTGATGACCGGAAGGGGGTTTTCTTGCCAAGCATCATGATCATGTATGACCTTTTTTGCAGGAGCCCACCCAGTCCCTCGCCCCACTACCACTGCGGCTGTGCGATTTAGCGGGGCTAAGGCAGCAAGATGATCGAATGAAAACGCCCTCATAATCACATCCCTAATGCACGGCGATAGATATCAAGCAGCGTTTCTTCTTCCTCCACATCCGCAGGCTCTTGCTTGCGAAGGCGGATTATCTGGCGGATAACTTTCACGTTGAAGCCTGCGGACTTTGCTTCTGTAAAGATATCCTTAATGTCTCCGGCCAAAGCCTTGCGCTCTTCTTCCATGCGCTCAACGCGTTCAATTATGGAGCGCAGCCGATCTGCGGCAATGCCACCAACTGCCGGGTCATTGCTGTTGTGGCCTGCCATTTCTGTTGTGTTCATCGGTTCATTCCTCTTTTTGCAGGAACACACATCGGCATAACAATGTAGCCAAGGGCGTTGATAATGCTTTCTGGTATGTCGCGTTTGTGCGACAGGACTTCCGAAACAACTGAGCGGGAAACACCAGTTTTACGTGACCACGCGCTTTGGCCACCGGCCAGTTCAACCGCATCGGCTAAACGGCTACGGATTTCGGATACTGGGAATGGGGTCATTTCTTTAACTCTTCCCTCGCCGCCTTCAACGCGCGGTCCATTTTGTCCGCCCATGTGTCCCAATCAAACCAAGACACATGAACCCATGTTACGTGGACGGATGGAGGTGGTCCGCTGTGTGTTCGGAACCATGCGAAACGGCAGAGCCTGAGTTTAATCCACGGCATTTCTCTCCTTCGCGCTCTTTGCGGCGCTGCTGAACGAGTGCATTCACTTCGTCAGCGATAGAGTCACAGGAGGCCATCAGCTCAATAAGCGCCTCAGCATCGGGCGCATTGGTTCCTGACAGCCAGTTCTTAGCGGCGCGTGGCGTTTTGTTCGCTGCACGTGCCAGCATTTCCTGCGCGAAGCGGTAGGGTTTGAATTCCCTCGCTATCATCGCAAGAAGTGTTTCTTTCACCGGGCTCGATGCGCTGCTCATCACAGACTTGCCCCGGCCCAAAATGGACCGATTTCGGCCCTTAAATGCCCGATCATTCCACATCGTTTTCCTCCATTCTCCGTTTTGTGAGAACGGGAGATCGGAGAAACGATGAAGAAGGAGTTCAAGGAATGGCAGGCGGGGTATTGGGAATATACCCCAGCCCGCAAATGCGACACGTATCCAGAGCCACCAGATGGAATACCATTCATCAGGAACTCTATTGTACGCAGTGCGATAATCTGGGCGCAGCTCAATCCCCACGCTACCGTTGGGCAGCGCGTACTTTTGCTACAGGATGTAGCTAGAAGTTTGGGGATTGATGCGTCTTGCATTGGGTGATCTCAGAACGGGATGTCATCGTCCAGTTGGGAATTGCTTTTCTGGCTATCCCAACTGCCGGACTTCTGGTTGCTCTGGCTGCGGCCCTGCTGCTGGCGTGGAGCATCGCCACTGTCGCGGCTATCCAGCAGCACCAGTTCGCCACGATAAGCGGCAAGCACGATTTCGGTGGTGTAGTTTTCCTTACCGTCCTGCCCTGTCCATTTTCTGGTTTGCAGGGAGCCTTCCAGATAAACCTTGCGGCCTTTGCGCAGGAAACGTTCAGCCACATCTGCCAGCCGTTCATTAAAAATGACTACGCGATGCCATTCTGTGCGTTCACGCCGTTCACCAGATGCGCGGTCGTTCCATGTGTCGCTAGTGGCTAGAGAGAAGGAAACAATCTTTGCACCGCTCTGGCTGGTACGAACATCTGGGTCTTTGCCCAGATTGCCGACCAGAATAACCTTGTTAACGCTGCCCGCCATCAGACAATCTCCACACCAAGGATGCGTCCGACAGACTTTGTGAAAGGACTAGGAATCCGCTCGGCATCTTTCCATGCTGAAATGGCCCTATCACTCACATTACAAGCCTTACGAATGAGCGCCCTGTGGAACGCATTGAGGTCTATCAAGCGCAGAGCTTCATCGTGTGTTGCTGATCTCTTCATGCCGTACCGCCATGCTTCGAGCGCTGATTGACCAGCACCCGAAGCCCCATCACCATGGCAATCGCCACAACCACCATGGAGATTCGATATGAGCGATTTTTCGCGGAATGATCTTGAGCGCCAGATTTCTTACCTTGTGTCATACGCACGTAAAGTTTCTGACTTGCTCGAAGGATTACCAACTCCTGCACCAAAGCTGGCAGAGGAAAGGCTAAGGCAAGAATGGCGGCAATGCGCTCTTTCAGACGATAATATGACGCGCGTCCTTGATATGATCGAAGGCAAAGAGCTACCGCCTCACGGGTAGGTTCCGGCATTTCATCATAATCCAGCGTGGCAGCGCGGATACCTATTAGACCAAATGCGGCATTGCGCTGCGCCTCTCTATAGGCAGCCCCAGCACAGGGAATGGCTTGCGCTAGATATGAACCGATAAAACTGCTCATCGCCCCGCCTCCTGTGCTGGGGTGCGCTTCTGTAATTCGTTAAACATGAAGCCAATCTGCGTATGATGTTTCGGGAATGTTGCATTGAAGATGTCATCGAAATGACCAATGCTTGTGGAAACGCCAAGCAGAGTATTCAGCGTACGAATATGCTGCTTGAACGCTGGAATATGCTCGCCCTTGAGCATCTGGTGATGTCGGTAGGCCCTGCGATATTCGTTTTCGCCAACGCTGTTGGTGCGCAGAGCATTCGGGTTAGCCTCACGGATAACCTCAAGACCGAGATTGCCAAACAGGAACTCGTAAACGTAGCGATTGATAAAATGCCCGCAGTTGGGATGATTATTCCGACCGGGCTTTTTGAGATGCATGACACGGTGCAGATTGTCGAAAAACGGCTTTTCAAACCGCTTCTCCCACACCCGCACTTCTGGCGAGAGGATGTTCAGGCGAAGCAGGTCTTTGGTGATGGGTTGCTGGCTATGAGCACGGCGCATTTCGACAAAGGCGCGCGAGACGCCGATCATGATTTGCGTTGCTACAGGCATATCCGAGCGACTGACCATGAACAGAGCTTGATGCTCCGCCAGAAGATAGGCTGTTGTGGTTTTGCCGCCGCCAGAGGGAACGGTGCGTTTTGAAAACACATCGCCAAGCTGTTCTAGGTTTTCCTTATGTTTCTTGATAAGGCGACGAAACACGCGAAGGTCTGTATAGCCCAGCCGCATGGCAAGTTCAGCATCGCTGATGCGCAGTTCACCATCAGCCTGCCGCTCAATCTTGAAAGGAATGATCTCGGCAGTCATTGGGCTGCCTCCTGTGTGGAGACGCGCTTGAACAGGTCCGGCCGCAGTTCTTCGCGGGGGATGCTAAATTCGCGTTCAATAGCTGGACAATGGTGAGGAGGTATTTTTTTCCACCCAAGGACAGTTGAGTGGGAGCGTAAACCGAGCTTCGTGGCAACCACAGAGCACCCGCCAGCTCTCTTGAAAAGTTCTTTAGGTTCCATGCGCATAATGTCGCACATACCGACATTTCTGGTCAATAAAAAACGTCGCACATGACGACTCATAATTTTTTATAACGTGCCAAGGTGCTTTAATGAGTCACGCAAAAACGATGGGCGAGCGCCTTAGGGCGATGCGGCGAGCAAAAGGGCTAGTGCAGGCAGCTGCCGCAGAGGCCATTGGCATAAGCCGCAATCATCTGACTGAAATTGAGAATGGGAAAGCGCCGGGATTTCAGACATTTTGCGCTCTAGCTGATTTTTATCAGGTTAGCATGGACTACCTTTATCGAGGCGTTCCTTCTTCGCACGCGCCTGCGCAAACCCTCGATAATGCCGAGGAGGCTGCTTGGGTCGGGCTCTGGCGAGACATGAACGAGAAGCAAAGGCGGATGGCGCTTGCCCTGATACAGGCTGCCATCGATACCGATGCCGCCTAACCCCTCGCCAGTGATTCTGCCTACCCGTGCCATTCGGGCAGTATGTCAGAACGAAACAGGAACGGCAAGGCGGCAATATCATGTTGAAAGGACAAAAAATGAGTGAACAAAAGAAAGAAGAAATTCCGGTCGCCCCACTTCCTCCCACTGTAAATACTTTCCATGCTTCCGTATCGTATGTTGGGATTGTGGCATTTGACTTCACGGTCTTATTTGCTCGTCCACGCCCCATGCTTCGAACGGATAATGCTGAAGTTGGCCCTGATGCCCAAATGCAACCTATATCCCTCGCTTATTTAAGCCCAAATGCAGCCAAATCACTTGCGAAGGCATTATCTAAAGCTGTGTCAGATTATGAGAAAAATTTTGGTGAAATCCCAACTTTAGATTTGGATAAAGAGTGAGGATACGTTTTGGCCGACCAAAAACGATATCTCATGCGAATTCCCTGTGGCTACCCAGATATAGAGGGATCTGTATTTATGGGAACAGCCACTTGGGAGCATATTCAAGATAGACACTCCGAAGTGGATTTCCCTGATGTTTACGATACAGTGCAAAATCCAAAGGCAGTTCATCAAGATGTAACAAAAAAGAATGGCTTACTTTTTGTCGGCTGCCGCGTTATGGCTGATACAAACCATCCCGTTCGTGTTGCCGTGAAAACAGGGTTGCCTGACGGGAATTTCGTGCAGACGGCTTTTTATTCCAGTGATCCTATCGCGGGAAAAATGCTCTGGGAACAAGATGATGGAGGGGGTGATGACAAATAAAATTGAAACATCATACGACCCATTTGCCGATGTTCTCTATTTATCCGTTGGGCACCCAGAAAGAGCAGTCTCTCATCAAGACAGTTTTGGGCTTGTCTGGAGAAATAAAATTGGGGCTGATGCACCTTTTGCGGTAACTATAATAGATTTCAAAGATATCTGGGCCAAAGAGAGGCGCAGTCAGTTAGTTAATGAAATAGCTCACAAACTAAATATCTCGGCTCGTGATGTTGAGGAAAATCTACCCCATTAACCGATATTGAGCTGCCCAATCCCTGCCCTTTTCTCGCCCAAGCACGGGCACACTCACCTGCCAACCTCCCCTTATCCAATAAGAGGGTAAGGTCAGATGAAACGCATTTCTTACTACGTGATCGACATTACTAGGCAGGCTTTCTCGCTCCTCTCTGTGGCTAGGTGGTTTGGTGTAGAACGCATGATGGCTTATGCTCCCCAACGGTAATCAGGCCCATTTTTATCCCGCTCGTAACTGGGCGGGATATTTTTTGTCTGGTTATGTCGTAATTTGCGACATTTATTGTTGACAAGCCATGTCGGTATAAGCGACATAATAACCCATCACAACCGAACAGGCGATGGGCAATGACCGATACAGTCGAGCAGACGGCTCCCAAGAAATACGAACTCACAGACGAAACAACAACGTCATGGGATGGCAGAACGCTGCACCGCATTCGTGCGCTGGTAGCCATCGCATCTATTGGCGTGGCCGCAGGTGATCTGGGCGGCTTTATCGAAACAGAAACCAACCTAGAGCAGTCCGGCAATGCTTGGGTGTACGGCGATGCTCGGGTGTTCGGCGATGCTTGGGTGTCCTTGAGTATTCATGTTGGCTGGTTCTCGAATGTTGGTTCCGAGAACGGCACTCTCACCTATTTTCGCACCAAGGATGGCGGGATTTATACAGATCATGTGTGTTTTGACGGAACGCTTGATGAATTTGAGAGTGCCGTAAAGAAGCGGCATGGCGATACACAAATTGGAAAAGAATACGCGCTACTCATTGAGTTTATCCGGTTGCGCGCAACCTCTTGGCAGGACGTCGAACAGGAGGCTGCATAATGTCCGGAACAATCCACAAAGACGGCATCCCCGAACGCATCGGAAGCGGTGCGCGGGATGTATATGACTGGTTGCAGTTTACGGCGCTGGGGCAGTTGGTGTGTCTGGCTGTGTTTTTCTACGGCCTGTTTGCACTCATTATCCTCACAGAACCCGGACACAAAATAGCTGAATACCTGATCGAGTTAGTCGTGATGATCGGCTGCAACCTGTTCGGTGCGCCCTATCCCTACTGATGCCGCAATGTTTCCCGCTGTCCGCAGCGGGTTGCATGGCCGCATTGGCCGAATATTTCTCCACGCTAGGAGTAGAAAATGGCTTACACAAACAAGACGTACGCAAACGCCGTGCGTGATGGCATGTTTAATACTGATGATGTGCCGGCGCATGTAGCGCGTGAAATCCGCGAATATGAAGCAGCAATAGATCAACATAGCCAGATCATCATGCGTATGCAGCGGGATGAGTTTTCAGACCGTGATTTTGCAGACACGATGATCGAATACTCAGAAGAAGCTATCGATAATATGGTCTGTGCTGTGCGTGAACTGCGCGAAAAGCGGAAGGAAAGCATTAAGTCTGCCGCCCTGTCGCATAATGACGACATGCGCAAAGTTACGGAGTGCGCGGCATGAGTGCGTGGAATGAGCACGAAGCAGTCGTGCACTCACTACTCCTGCAACATATCCCGCATGAAAAACGCGACATCGCAATGCGGGCGCTTTCCAACCTGACGCGCGAATACGTGCGCCTAGAATTGCAGCATCGCGATGCGGTGGAGGCGGTGCGGCGTGTGCATCCGTTTCGTGAGTTGGAGGCTGCGTGATGGTTATTTCTAAATCTGGGATATATGACCTAACAAACGAGCAGTATCATGCCGATCCATGCCCAGAAATGAGCCTCTCAAGCTCTGGGGCTCGTGATCTACTCTCGTCATGCCCTGCCAAATTCATAGCCGCAAAACAGTTGCCGCAACAAAATAAGCGCTGCTTTGATATCGGGAGCGCAGGGCACCTGATGGTTTTAGAACCGCATTTGTTCGATCAGAAGGTATGCGAGATCAAGCACCCGGACTGGCGTACAAAGGCGGCAAAGGAAGAGCGGGATGCCGCGTACGCAGAGGGGAGAATTCCACTCCTATCTAGGGAGGTTGAGGATATCCGCGCCATGCACTCGGTTGTCTGGCGCGACAGTCTCGGCGCACGTGCGTTCTCTGGGGGTAAGGCAGAGCAGTCATTAGTCTGGCGGGATGAGGAGTTCGGCATCTGGTGCCGACTGCGCCCCGACTACGTACCAAATAATGCTGTTCGGATATTTGACTACAAGACCGCCACGAACGGATCTCCAGATGCATTTATGAAAGAGATTTACAATCGCGGATATCACCAGCAGGCAGCGTGGTATCTGGATGGATATGAGGCCGTTACTGGCCACCGTCCACGCGAGTTCTGGTTTGTTGTGCAGGAGAAAACAGCCCCGTTTCTGCTGTCATTTTTCCAAATGGATGAAATGTCTCTGGAAATCGGCCGCACCCTTAACCGTCAGGCCAAGGGCATTTTTGCATGGTGCCTCCGAAATAACTGCTGGCCCGGATATCAGCCAGAAGTTGATGGCAAGGTGCGCTTTTTCACCACATCACCACCAGCATGGCTGGTCAGAGAATACGAATTCAAGAACGAGCATGGCGCTTACGAGCCACCAGAAATTAAGCGGAAGGAAGTTGCGTGATGAACGCCCCTCAGAAACAAAATACAAGAGCCGCCGTAAAGAAAATCTCTCCTCAGGAATTCGCAGAGCAATTTGCGGCCATTATTCCCCAGGTTAAATCTGTGCTGCCTGCGCATGTAACATTTGAAAAATTCGAACGTGTTGTGAGGCTGGCTGTTCGGAAAAACCCTGACCTACTAACCTGCTCGCCAGCATCTTTGTTTATGGCCTGCATTCAGGCGGCTTCTGATGGTCTTTTACCAGATGGCCGGGAGGGTGCAATCGTATCACGCTGGAGTTCTAAAAAATCATGCAACGAAGCGTCATGGATGCCCATGGTAGCTGGCCTAATGAAACTGGCGCGCAATAGTGGAGATATCGCCAGCATTTCTTCGCAAGTCGTATTCGAGGGAGAGCATTTTCGCGTTGTTCTTGGCGATGAGGAGCGTATCGAGCATGAGCGCGATCTTGGGAAAACGGGCGGAAAAATTGTCGCAGCTTATGCTGTCGCCCGCCTAAAGGACGGTTCTGACCCAATCCGTGAAATCATGTCATGGGGACAAATCGAAAAGATCAGAAATACTAACAAGAAATGGGAATGGGGACCATGGAAGGCGTGGGAAGATGAAATGGCTCGGAAAACAGTCATTCGCCGACTTGCAAAGAGACTTCCTATGTCCACAGACAAAGAGGGGGAGAGGCTTCGATCTGCCATTGAACGCATTGATAGTCTAGTTGATATCAGCGCCAATGTAGATGCCCCCCAAATCGCCGCAGACGATGAATTTGCCGCTGCTGCACACGGCGTTGAACCGCAGCAGATTGCCGCGCCTGATCTGATCGGACGCCTCGCGCAGATGCAATCACTGGAGCAGGTGCAGGATATCGAGCCGCAGGTATCACACGCAATTCAGGAGGCTGACAAACGCGGCGATAGCGATACGGCTAATGCCCTTGATGCAGCCCTCCAATCCGCCCTGTCTCGCACCAGCACCGCGAAAGAAGAAGTGCCAGCATGATCCTCTTTTTTGATACAGAGACAACTGGACTTCCAGACCGGCACACTCCCCTTAATTCCGACCGGCAGCTGCATTGCGTGCAGCTTGCAGCCCTGCTGACAGAATATGATGGAACGGAACGCGCAAGCCTAAACCTGATCGTTCACCCTGATGGGTGGACGATACCGGAAGCGGCGGCAACGGTTCATGGCATCACAACGGAAATGGCGCAGCGTTGCGGTGTGCGGGAGGCTGTGGCTGCCGCTGCCTTCTATGATTTGACTAAAAAGGCCGACTTGCTTGTCGCGCACAATATCAAATTCGATGTGCAGATCATTGATATTATGTTTGCACGTGTCCCGCGCGGTTGGTGCCTGCTAGGTGAAAAGTTCTGCACAATGGATGCATCCGCTCCGCTGGTAAATCTGCCACCGACAGAGCGCATGATTGCCGCAGGGATCAATAAACCCAAGGCCCCGAAGCTGGAAGAGTGCGTCAAGCATTTCTTCAATGAAGAACTGATAGGCGCACATGATGCAATGGTAGATGTTCGAGCCTGCGCTCGTCTGTTCTTCCATCTGCGGGATGTAGAAGGAGCCGCAGCATGACCAAAAAACTAAAAATTCTCGGCCCCTACACGCCAGATCATGAGGGGCCGTTCTGCACGCGGGATGGAAGGCCGGTGCGGATAATAACCCGGGCTGGTGGCAGCGAGAAATACCCCGTTGTCGCAATCATAGATGGTTGTGATTTAGCCGGAAGTTTTGAAGCTGATGGTTCTGTTATTTCAATCGTGAGGCCAAAGCCAGATGACCTCATGAATGCCGAGGAAGTCCCCGAAGCGCGGGAGTTTTGGATTAATGAGTATCGCCGTGGAGATGGATCAATAGGTGCTTCTCGCCCACGCGAAACAGAATGCGAGGCGGCGCGTGAATGTCAGGAATTACCTCATTGGAATTGGGTGAGAACAATCCACGTCCGCGAAGTGCTGCCGGGAGAGGGCGAATGAGCGACCAGAAACCCACAGGCGTTTTCATTCGGCTTCCGTTGAGTAGGGAAGATGAACGAAAAATCCATGATTTAGAGCCATATAAGAAAGGGAAAGAACGGGCTCTCCTCGCCATTGGCACGCCTGTTGCAGACGATGAACTGAAACCTATCGCATATGTAAATGCTGAACGCCTCAAGTGGAAAATTGCGACAGATAATGATTTTATTTTGTCGTTTTCGGGGGCACCTAATCTCGGCAAGGGCACGTTAAAATTGGCAGATGGGATTGTGTTTTACACAGACCACCAAGCCGCCCTCGCCCAGCGTGATGCAGAGATTGCGCGGTTTCGGGAGTATTACGAGGCATCCGAGGCAATTAACCAGGTTGGTATTTTGGGAGCAACACCTGAAATGTACGACCGTGAAAACCTCGCCCGCAAAGCCCTGAAAGGCCCGGACGCATGAGCGAGGGATTAAAGTGCTGCCCAGAAGGTACAGATGTATGCTGCATCGCAGTCGTAAAATTGCGCAGAGCCGCAACGATGGAATGCGTTGGGTATCGGGCCGTATGTGACGAGTGTTTAGAAATAGGACCAACTTGCCAGAGTGAGCGCGAGGCCATCACCGCATGGAACACCCGCGCAGGAGAGACAGCGTAATGGATACAAACGATTTTTGTATGCTGGTAGATGATGCGGGTCGCGATAAGGACGCGTACGTAAGCATAGATAGATTGCGTATCACAAAGGAGTTTTTAGAAGACCTGTGTGAAGACAGTGACGAAATTAAAGGAATGACCGTTGCCGACATTATTGATCTGATGGAGGACGCGCTATGACCGACCCCACAAACTGGCCCGACCCAAATCGCCCCGGCGTGCCGATGTACCCTGAGCGGGATGGGTGGCATGTCATGGAGGGTAGAGCAGCGGGCCAGACCGCCCTCACTCATTGGAATGGCAGAGAGTGGGGCGGCGGAGAACAAGTGCGCGCCCTCAATACCTCGCCAGAATGGTACCGATACGTTGGTCCCGTCCTTACCCCCACGCAGATAAACGAGATGTTGGCGGCGGAACGGGAGAGGTGTGTGAAGGTGACTACCGAAGTCAGCGATACTTACTACGCTCATCGAGAAGAAGCAGAAAGTGACGATGAGCGAATTTATGCCGACGAACGTATGTGTGCAGCGCAGGAATGTGCTGAAGCAATTCGCAACCTAGGAGACGCGCCATGAGCAGGACGGATACCCAATTATTCGATGATATCGAAAAGGTCAGGAACCATCCCAGTTTTGTCGAAGAAGAAGATGGATGGTACGCCTCTACATCTTTGCGCGAACCGTGGGGGCCATACCCATCATTACAGGACGCAGTTCGGGCTGTGGTGGCTGATGCTTTAGATGGAGATACGCGATGAGAACGAGAGAGGAGCAGATTTATCAGTTAGCATGCGCCATCTTTAATCAGCACATTGATATCGATGAGTGCATCACCTTAGCCCGTAATTACATACTCGAAGCCGAGCGCCGTGCAGAACAGCGGGTGCGGGCGGAGATCGGGCGGAGAGTGGATAAAGCCTGCGAAACCGTCATGTCACTAGAAACGCCTTTAATGAAAGGTGATAATCTCGCAGTTACTTTGTGCTCTCACTTTGAAGATTGCGAAGGCGAGGCAGATGATAATGGATGGCACCCAAAAGCCATTGAAGGGTATGACCAAGTCAAGAGCGCCATAGGTCAACATTTCCGCCAAGCCATCGACGCAGCGCGGGAGGTGGGGTGATGGGAAAGGACTACGAAAATGATCCGCGTATGACTGTAGTTCGACGGTTTCTTTGGTCGGAAGTGCTGAGAGACACGAAATACGGCCTACCCGGAGATGAGCATTATTGGCTAATGGCAGAGGCGCTTTTGCGGTCCATTGATTCTGGTGAGGTTGTGCCATTACCTATCATTGGAGGATCACAATGACTGACCCACGGATTGAGGCGGCAGTTGAAGCCGCGTGGAGCAATACATTCCAATTTAAAGAGGGCATATCTTTCCCCCAATATCAAAACAAAAGTCCAGAGGCTTCCGCAGAGTTTCACAAAGCGATTACGCTCGCCCTCGCAGCAGCAGACGCGGCGGCTTGGAGGCCGATTGAGACGGCTCCACGGAATAGAACAGATATTCTGGCCAAAACACGAGCCGATATTTTCCCAGATGCTCACAATAGATCTGGATGGAATGATAGGTACGTAGTGATTAGGCATGAAGGTATCGTTAACGATGGATTTGATATGGGTTGGTCAGTCGCTGCGCCTGTCGGATACGGGGGAATGCCTGATGAATGGTTTGTAGGATGGCAACCCCTGCCCGCTCCACCGACAGGAGGTGGGAATGGGTGAAGCGCTGCCGGATCTTATGACCACCAAAGATGTGCTGACGCGCCTTAACGGCAGAATTGGTCGCACTCGGCTTCTGGAGCATCTTCGGAAGCACCCTGAATATAATGGTGGCCCCACGCACAGACGATGGGGGAAAAAGTTTGTTTTCTCCCCTGATGATTATCAAAGACTTATCGAGAGTATGGAATGTCCCTCAAGCTCGTCACGTTCTCCCACGCGAAAAACTTTTTTATCAGGGGGACGGTCGGGGGTAAGCGAATACTGGAAAGTACGGGCACAACAAACCGCCGCCTCGCAGAAGAATACCGGACAAAAAGAGAGGCGGAGTTCTGGCAGGAAAAACTCTATGGAACCCGCGCTGTCATAACTTTCGCCGATGCAGCCACGGCATATATGAAAGATGCGCCACGTTCAGCAGCAACAGGGCGTTATGTAGATAAGCTCGTGGAATACTTTGGAGATACCAAACTTTCCAGCATTAATAATGCCTCGCTTCGAGGCGCATATGCCAAAATATTGAAGGATGCAGAAAAGTCAGCCCCATCCACAAAGAAGCGAGCGGTCAGAACGCCATTACAGGCAATCCTAGAGTTTGGGGCAATACAAGGCTGGTGCGATCGACCGGCCTTTGCGCCAATCTCCGTACCGACCACCATTAAGCGTTTTCTGTTGCCCGAGCAGGCAACGGCGCTAGTCCAGCATGCCGCACCACATTTGCAGCCATTATTCGTTTTTTTGCTGGGGACTGGGTGCCGTCTATCAGAGGCACTGGATCTACAATGGAAAGATGTCAACCTACACGGGGCACGTGCCATTGTCTGGCAAAAGCAAGGTCGGCAGAGACATGTTGATTTATGCCCAGCCGTTATCTGCTGGCTATCATCTATAGAGTTACGGGACGGTTATGTATTCAGGCCCGAGAAAAAAACCGTGCATGGGATCATAACGGGGGAACGTTACCACGATTCTGGACGCCAGTATGGAGGCCAGATTAAAAACGGATGGGCAGGAGCTTGCCAACGTGCCGGTTTGCCTGGGCGAATTCGGGAATGGACTCCAAAAGGGCAGAATAAGGCAAAGCGGGCCTTCGTGCCGGAGTTTACACCCCATGATCTGCGGCACACATGGGCGTCATGGCACTACTGCGTGCATAAGGATCTTCTGCTACTGAAATCAGACGGCGACTGGAGTAGCATCAATACCGTGACGATATATGCCAAACTCATGCCGCCAGTGTATCGGGAAGATATTATCAGGTGGTGGCGGGATGGCCCGCGCATCATTCCGAGCCCATAA